TTCATATCACCTTTATTAAACTGATCTACATCAGTAGGTGTTAGTAACATACCCAAACTATCAATAACAAATAACACCTTAGGTCTATCTTCTTCTGGTGTTTCTCTATAGTCTGTCATAAACGTACTAATAGTTTTAGCAACGTCATCGATCATTGACATATTAAGTTTTAATAATTTTTCTGGTGTAGTGTCTACTTCTAAGGCGTGTAACCAACTTTCATCTAATGCATTCTCACTATCAATAAGAACAACAAAAATACCTTGATCCTGTGCCGCCTTTACAATGTTACCTGCACATATATAACTTTTACCTGCACCACTTTCGCCTGCAAATACAGTTACCTTACCCATAGGAACACCTTTATTAAAGTCTCCACTAATTAAATAATTGAGTGCATAGTTACCTGTACTAATCCAATCAGTCGGATCGTTAAATCCTGCACTCATACCTGTAATAGATTTAGTTAAGTTTTTACGAAACTTAGAAACGTCAAATGCCTTACTAGCCATAACTTCTCCTTCTTTAACAAGTGGGAGTGTGAATTAACACACTCCCTACAAGTTTATTAGCCTTGTCTCGAACGGATCATTGCAAGAATGTCTTCCGCCTTATTGTTAGTTGTAGACTCTGCAGTCGCTGTCGCTGGTGCTTCTTCAACCTTTGCCGCAACTGGCTCTGGAGCCGGCTGTGCTGGAGTTTCTACACTAGCAGTTGTTTTTGGTGTTTCCGCTTTTGGAGTAGTAGGAGCATTTGGATCTCCTGTCCTTGCACTAACACCTGCTGGACGGAAATATTGTCCAAACTTCTCTGTGTCATATGCTTCACCATCAACAGATGCTCTAAACATCTCACTGATTACCTTGACTTCAACTTCACCTGGTTGCTTAGGAAGAAAGTCGTTCAAGTTAAACAAGCCATTCTTGTCTACTGCCGCTTTTTCTTCTTCAGTAATCGGACGTTCACGTCTTGCCCAACTTGAAGTTGAATAATCTGCATAACCGCCTTTTGAAGTTTTAGTAATTCTAAAGTCTACCCCAGAAGTATAGTCTGTAGGTAACTCTTCCATGTCTGGATCCATTAACGCACTTTTAATAAGTTGGAAAATCTGTGGTCCAATTATAAAACGTCTAATTGGATTTTCAGGAGTTCCATCTTCCTGTAATGCATTATCAGTTACAAAGCCTTGAAAGATATAACTTCTTTTCTTCCAATACTTTCTGCCAAGATCTTCTAACGATGGATCCTTGAACCAACCTCTTACTTCTGCAAGAATTGGACAAGCCTCACCATACATTTCCATACATGGTACTTGTACCTGTACAGGTCTGCTGTCAGTCTCACCTTTGATGCCTGCAAACGGAAGTTTGATCATCAAACGTTCTTTCCAAAAGAAAGTGTTAGTTGAGTCGCCATCTGGCAAGAAACGAACCGTTGAAGATTCACCTTCTTTTAAATTCCAGAATGGGTAGATTGCGTTATCGGATGGTCCTCTGTTAGAACCGCCTTTGTTGACCTCTTGGTCTTTTAGTTTTGCACGAATTTCTGCTAATGTTGCCATAATAATAAGCCTCCTATAATTTTAAGCCTCGTTGCTTGTGCCTGTTTAATGTAGCACAGTTTATATACTACACTCTACTATTTATAAAGTCAAGTGTAAATGTGCCAAAAACATGGTATATTATACTTCTCCTGGTCCAAAATTAAAAGCAATGGTCGTTCTGACTGCTTCTTTCGGACTCGGTAGTACCATATGATTCATGTATGCCGGAAATAAAAGTAAACAACCCTTACGTGGTTGAAACCCTAATTCATTACTACAATACTTTGTTTGTTCAGTAGGATGTACATACTCCATAACATTGTTTGGATTATAAAAGACTGTTTGACCAGCCTTTTCATTTGCTCTTACCCAATATATTCCGCTTACTCCGTCAACACCGTGATTATGTCTCGAGTGATGATCTCCATCTTGACGATAGTCTTGATACCAATATGTAAAGTGTTGTTGTACTGCTTTTAGACCTGTGCGTTCTTTAAATGCGTTTAGTCCTGTAACAAAGAAGTCATAAAGTTTAGGTAAGTCTTGCGGTAGATCCAATAGTTTATCCTGTTCATGGAAATCACTATTTTGATTTTTATGTCTAGCAAGTTTATCCAAACGATTTACTACTGCTGATTCAACTTCATCAGCAATTGGTTTGTCTATGTCTGCTACTAGTACTGGAGTTGGAAATAAATCATTTAATTGCATTGTATATATGTTTAGTTAAAAACTTATACACCTGCTAATTTCTTGATTCTCTCCATTTCTTGATCTTGTCCTGTTACTAACTCTTTCATCATTTCTGCCGCGGGTTTCATAGCATTGTCGCCGTATTTCTTTTCTACTGCTGTTAGTACTGCTGTTTCACCTTTTGGAAAACTATTTGATGTGTAGTCATATAAACTTTTTACAAATTCTTCTAAATCAATTTCAGGCTCTTCAATTTCGTCACCTTCTTTTTTCTTTGATGCTTGAAACTCTTTTGACATTTTTACGTATTCGTCACCTTTTAAATCTCTTGGAGATTTATTATAATTTGATTTAAGCCATCTTGTAAACTCTGTATCTGGATCTTCTTCTTCAGTTTGATCAGGAGTTTTTTCATTTTCCATATCGTCAGCAATCTTGTTTAACCAAGTTGGCTCTTCTGGACGTCTATCTCCATCTGATACATCAGCATATCCAATTCCGTCTGCTTCTTTACGTAGCATAGCAATAATTTCTTTTTTGTCTTTGCCTGCGTATGCACCTTTTGGATCTTCGATATCGCTCATTACTGCATCTTTGAATTCTTCAAAGTCATGTAACTCTCCAAATCTTTCACTGTCTAAGTCTGCCTGTGTCATTGGATTTTCTGTTGCAAGTTCTTCTGCTGTGAAAAAGTCTTCTACATTTAAACCTACTTTTGTAATTGCTTGTTCTAACGTATGTTCTTCACCATCTGAAGTTTTAAATTTAGTTCCTGGCTTTGCACCTTTGGCTTTAAGTTCACGTACTTTTTGTGCAAACTCATTACCTTCAGTTGCGTCTTGTTCTGCTTCATCATGTTTTGGAACAATTGAATTTAATCTATTAGCAAAGTCTTCTGCTGGGTCAATTACAGTTTCATTAACACCGTAACCTGCTTTTTCTAAAGCATCACCTACAGATTTTCTGTCAGACATTGTATGAACAATTATACCACCTTGACGCATTTCATCTGGCTCGCACTTACATTCGATGCCAGCCTTCTTACAAGCCATTTCCATTTCTTCACAATCTTTATCTGAAATGCCTCTGTCTTCATCATAGTCGCCATCAATATCAAATTGGTGTGCGTGTGGTTCTGATGATCCTTCTGGACCACTTGCTTCTTTTTTATCATCTGACTTATTAACAAGTTCCATTTGATGTTTTTGTAATTCTTCCATTGAATCAAACTCGCCTGTAAGTTCGCCATGTTGATAAGACTTAAACTTACCACCAATCTTACTTGCCGCAAGTCCGTACTTGTTCATGCCCATACTTGAAACTTCATCTAAGTCAGCGGAGATATCAGCCATTCTATCTTCTAGTTGATCAAGTTTATCTTTTTCTGCTTTGGTCTTGTTAGGTTTTTTGGCTAATCTATCGATCTCTGCCTTTAAGTCATCTACCATATCTTCGCTGATAGGACCTTCATCTAAATCCTCTGGACCTAATTCTTTAACTTTGTTTGCTTCGCTTACTAATTTGTAAATGTAAGGGAACACACTCTTAAGGTCTTCATTAAATTGTCTGATAGTTAATTCATCAATCCAACTGTTTGAAACATCTTCTGGAACTTCTTCATTAACTGTCGGAGCAAAGTCTTTGAATGATTCTTTGTAATGTGTTTCTTTTTGCAATTTAAGAATTGTATCTTTTACTGTGTCAATTCTTTCATTTACAACGCCCATGTAATCACGTAGACCCTCTGCCATTACTGCTGAACGATTCATGTAAGTTTTAAACTTACGTAAGTTAGAAAGTTCTTCGCTGAGTGAAACGATATACTTTCCAAAGTCGTCATATTGATTTCCGCCTTCAGCAACGTGTCTTGCCATTGCTCTAGCACCATTCAAATGTCTGAACGGATATTTAAATCTTTCACCTTCCCCACTTTCTACATATAAACTGTGGATGTCTCTTGTTCTTGCTCCAGGCTGTTCCTGGTTAACTGCTCTTGAATGTTTGACAAGCACTCTCGCATTGCCTACATCCTGGATACTATTTCTGCTAGTTCCGTACATTGTTGATTCACTCATTTGTTGTTCTCCGGGTCTGTTTTTAACTTGGTAATCGTAATCACGTTTGTCTAAGTTATTCTTAGTTATATTTCTTGTATCAAATTGCAACATACGTTTTTTAGCGAACTGCCTCATTTCTTTCATGAAGTCAAACCAACCCTTTTTAACCATGTCTGATTCTTTTTCTATAAGTGAATCATTATACATGACTGTTAAGTTTTTATCATCTAATGTTACGTTGACTTTAGCGCCTTCTCTAAAATTAAAATCAAAAAACCTTGCTTCTTTAGGATCGTTGGTAACGGTTCCTTCCGACGTACCAATAGTGATACTCGGAAAACGTCCTCTAATCTTATTGAATAGATCCTGTGCAATTACATCAAGTTTTATCATACAAATATTTATCTAATATATGCCACTTACGAAGATTGGCATTGGGGGTACTGTTTCTTCGTCTGTTGCGTCTGCTTTAAAGGTTTGATATATCCTTGGATCCCAATCCTTCATAACATTCATCATACGTATAGCAAGTAGTGTTGCACTTACTAAATCGTCATTTTCACCTGGTTTTGCTTTGAAACCAGTACCTGCGGCTACAAATCCTTTAAGTTCTGTAATCAAAGGTGCACTGTGAACTTTCATATGATCGTTTTCAACCATACTCTTTAGTTTGCTACAAGCAGTTGTTTTACTTCTGTGGGTAGTATTAAATCCTTTCCTAAATTTTCTTATGTGTCCTTTTTTAATTGGCTCACTTACAAACAGTCCTGGTATGTTTTCTTCGCCCATATCATTAATTACAATCAAACAGGCTTCACCAATTGTATTGTTTTCAACTGTCCAATATATGTTACTATTGTTTTCTGTCTTTGTTTCTGCTTTTATATAATCACATATATCTTTTAATATTCTTATTTGTGCTGGTATAGGAGTAGTATTATGTCTCCACTCTCCTACTTGCTCATATGATGGTAGTTCAAATATTTGTATGGCCGCATAATCTCCACCTGTACCCATTGCAGGATCTAATGCAACTGCATAACTGTAATCTGGTGTTGGCTTTTTGTACCAACGTGTTTGTCCCATTCTTAAAATAGGTTCTACACCTTTTAGTTGAGATAATTTTATCGAACTTATAAGTGTTTCATCATAAACTAAAAATTCACAACCATACTCACGTCTGAATCTTTCTTCCCCTATTCGTCCTAATTCTTTTTGTTTCCATTCATCATCTCTATCAGGATGCTCGTCCCAAGCGGCAGTAAATCCATGGAAACCATTTATCCCTATAATTTGTTCTTCGCCATGTTCGTCAAATTTATTTTGTGAGTCTTTCCATATTCTTGCAAATGTATCTTCATCACTGTTAGGTGTTGATGTAATAATTGCACGACCACCTGTTGCTAATGTTGGAGATATCGAAGTCCAAAACTCATCTGCAATACTTGGATTCACGAACGCAAACTCATCACAATATAGTAAACTAATAGACATACCCCTACCAGTATTTCCAGTAGTTGTAGCACTAACAATTCTGCTCCCATTTTCAAACTCCATTGATCCTTTATTATAGTTTGTGACTCCTGCCCTAATATGATCAGGACATAATTCATATCCATATCTAATACGTTGCATAATTTCTTGTGCACCTGAATATTTGTGTGCGGCAATTAGTATAGTTTGGTCTGGATGAAACATTGCATACCACAGTAGATAACCTGCGGCAGTTGTTGTCTTTCCGCTTTGTCTTGGTAACATATTAACATTGAATCTATGGCTATGGTAACTGTTTAAAAGTTTAGTTTGATATTTAAAAGGATTGAACAACATCTTACCTTCAACAGGATGTTGAATGTTAAAGAATTTTTGACAAAAGAATAGATAACCTGTCTCGGGATCTAAACATTTTTGTAAATCTTCTATTTGTTCATTGCTGAACTTATCTCTGACGTGTGCTTTTTTGGTTAAGACACCGTCCAAACTTTTATTGCTCATATTAGTATTTAACCAAAAAAATAGGCGCCGTAGCGCCTATTTGAGTTTGTGAAATTGTGTTATATTAAATTAACCGCAATTTGATGCGTAGAGTTTTTCAAATTGGCCTTTACTGCAACCATATTTTTCTGCTACTTTGTCGTACATTTCATGTTTTGCACAACCACTTGCTTTAAGTTTTTTCATTTCGCCAACGCAACCTGATTCATCAAATGCTCCGTCACCGTCTTTGCCAGTCTTTTTAAACTTGCCTTCTTCTACAGATTCTTTCATTTCTTTCATGCAACCGTCGATCATTTCTTTTAATTTATCTTGGTCACAGTCTGGATATTTTTTGCAAATTTCTGATTTTGACATTCCATCTTTACACATTTTCATACATTCTGCTTTAGATGGCATCTTGCCTTCTTTTGCTTCGTTGACACTGTGTGGTGGACAGTCATCGTTGCAATCATCATGGTTTTCATGAGTATCACAACCGCAATCAGTTTCTGCTACGTCTTGCATTTTTTCTGCCAATGCCGCTGAAAGTTCTGCACGAATTTCATCTTCAAGTGCCATTGGATTATCTCCGCCTGCTACTTTAGGATATGATTTCTTAACGCCTTGTTCACTACCACCTGATAAACTTTTAGTCATGTAGTTTACGTCTTTGTAATCTTCGTCAGGTGAATTGTCCCATTCTTCTTCTGGTACAACTTCATCTGCTTCAGCATCAATCTTCATTGGAATTTTCATATCCATTGGTTCTGGTTTGTCCATTGGACCTTGTTCAGGACCTTTTACTAAATCTCTTAATTTAGCCATGCTATCAACTGGTTCCATTTCTGGACCTTTTTTAATTGCAACTGGCATCTTATCCATTGAATCTGCCTGTGGTGCACCTTTAAGTGCGTTCATCAGTTTGATAACATCTTCTGCGTTATCGCCTGACATATTAATTGAAGCACTTGCAGTCTCAGATAATTCTTTCTTAATTTCTTTGTCCCACGCCTCAACCGTTTTATAAATGTCGTCTAGTTTCATAATTAACTCCCTATTGGACTTTTTGTTCCTATTGAGCCGTCTGGTTCGTTGCTCATCTTTGGCTGGTCGCCTTTAATGGTACCACCGTCGGACTTAACTTCTCTTTCTGCTCTGTAACTTTCTAATTCTTTTAGTAAGTCCATTGCACGACTAACACCTACAGTTTCCTGTGCGTTGCTGGCCGCTTGTTCCATCTCTGGAGTTTCTAGTTTAGTCTCGTATGGTTGGTTTTCTCGCTCTGCTTGATACTCTTCTTGTGGAGCGTTAGCATTGCGAATTATTAAATGTGCTTTATCCACGTTGCACATTTGAAGTAAGTATTCATACAATACATGATCAGTAGTTGGATATGATACTTCTGCTTCAGTGTAATGTACTTCTACGTTTTCTAACTGTGGAAAATCTAAAGGACGTTTGGTAATAGGAGTCTTTTTAAATGGACTCATATTTACTAATCCAAATTTTGCTAATGCAGACTCAAAGTGATCTGCTGTATGTTCTGGTAATTCGCCTGCAACACCAATCTTAAACGTGTAAGTTTTTTTTGATTCTGCTAGGTATGTTTTAAAATCTTTCATATCCACTGTCCTTATATTTTTATTTATCCATATTTTTAAGTTTTTCGATCAAACTATTACGGTCTGTAACAACATATCCGTCGCCTGCAATAGTGCTAGATTCAGGTCCTGCGTCCTTATCTTGCTTCTCTTTGCGTAGTTGTAGTTCAACCATTTTTAACTTTTTGTCCAATTTCGCTGTTTTGGCATCTAAATTTGTCTTTAGCATTTGTCCTGCTACTTCAAATACCCTACCACTATAACGTGATTCTACATTCATTCCAAGATCCATTAAATCTTCATATGCCTGCATTGCTTTGTCTGATACTTCATTTAACTCTTTATCAGCCATTTCGCCTAGACCTTTTACCTGTGGAAGTGCTGAACTGATTTTATCTAGTTCTGCTATACTGCGTCTAGTCTCTTCCTGTTCAGCAATCTCTTTCCCTGCTTCTTTCGTAGCCTTATCTTGATCTTCTTTTACAATCTCTTGGCTATCAGGTAAATTTAATAATTCTTCTAATTTTTTGGTCATTTGTATCTCAATTAACTGCTACTATTATTTATCTACTTGCGAGTACCTTGGTGGAAAATGTCTTTCTCGGAAATGACCCTAAAATACAGTCCCTTTTGCTTACACCATGCCCTAGCGGCTTCCCACTTTGCCATGTTCTGTACGTATTGTGCTTGATTGAATTTGCTCTTACCAACATTTTCTCTTAATGTTTGATTCTCTGGTTTTACTTCAATTAGTTCTGCACGTTGTTTGCCTTTTCTATCTGCATAAGCAATAAAGAAATCAGGAACATATATTGTATGTTTTCCTGTTAAAGGATTTTTATATGGAATACGAATACTTTCACTTGCCCACTTTGCCACGTTAGGATTCTCATCACAAAATTTCATAAATGCAAACTCCCAACTTGATCTGTATAAAGGAGTTTTTCTGCCTACGTATTTTTGTGGAAACTTTAAGGTGTATCTACCTTGTGCAAATTTAGCCATGGCATTACACCATTATGTTTCGTTTTTCACTCCAAGTACCTGCGTCGGCATCAACCTTGAAACCGAGTGTGCTAATTTTTTGTCTATTGTAGTTTAGTAGTTCTGTTACTACACTACTCAACTTAACATCGTCTGTACCTTTAAGTGTATCAAGAAGTTGAAAAACATTTATGTCGTCTATTTTTGCTTGTTGCAAAATCATACTGCCGACACTAGTTGCACTAATTTTATCAAAGCCTCTTTTTTCAAAGAAACCAATTACTGCATCTACTTCATTACTAGGATATGATAATTGACCTTGATAAAAATTATCAAAAAACTTTCTTACTTTTCTTTGACTATCTGCTGGATTCTCAGTTGCTGGTAAATTGCCTGCTTGTATATCTTGATTGTTAGTTGACTGAAATTGATCGACTGACATTATACTGTTACTCCAGAGTTAGAATTTAATATGTTTGGCAAATCATTAATAGTTGTAGCATTTAAATTTGCTTTTTGTGTATCTGATAATGCTTCATAGGCAGTGTTAATATCGTTCATGTTTGCACTACCTCCGTTTGCCAAATGCTGTGCTTTAAATGTTGTTGCTTTTGTTACGTCATTTAATGCAGTTTCGTTATTGTTTAAGTAAGTTGTTGCATCACTTACGTTAGGAAACTTTTCTGCTAGTTTACTAACGGCCGCAACTGCACCTACACCTATTACTGCTTTTGTTTCTGATGTCAATCCACCACTGCCTCCGTTTTTAGGAAACACTGTGTTTGCAACACCACTTACATCTATACCTGCTGACTCTCCAATCGCATCTTTTAATATGCCGAAACTTTCTTGTCTTATTCCGTCTTTGCTTAAATTTTTTGTATTACGTATTACGTTACCTGCTGTTAATATCGTATTTAAATCTACTGTATTACCTTGAAGGTCTCCAAATACAGACTGAGCACCTGCGGCAATACCACCTTGACCAAACAAACGTGTTGCTCCACCACCTGCTAAACTTAATGGACTTGGTGTAAGATCATAATGTTCAGATGCAAACCCTTTAGGTGCAACACCTTCAACTACTTTTCCTCTTGAATACCAAACAGTTTCATATTGTAATTGCATTTGTGATTCAACTACTTCGCTAACTGCTTGATCCATTGTATCATGTGACCAACTACTAATCATTGGATTAACTAAAGTAAAACTTGTATATTCTTGTCTTGCCATTTGATAGATTACAATACTATCAAAGAATGACTTTGAACTATCATTATCAAAACCATATCTATATTTGAAATCCTTTTTAAATGCATTAAACTTATCGTAAGGATCTTTTTTACTGGTATCGGGACTACCAGCGGCATCTACTCCCCCATAGTTTCCATCTTTGTAATAATATCTATAATATGCTTCCCACATTGCAGTTGTAACACCTTGATTATCATCATGGAATCTAATTGTAATTGGAGCATAGTCAATTCTTTTTTGTACAACTCTTTTTCTGTTGTATTGATGTTTTACATCTGTAGAAATATCATACTTAGGTAAGTCTGCTGACTTGACTAACATATTAATTTCATTTCTATGTTTTTGTGCTAACTGTGGAATCACTGAACTTGCTTCTGTATTAATATTGAAAGTTACATGGTAAAGAAATTTTACTTTCGGAGCAAGTCTAAATGCGTCATCAACATATAGTCTGGCACCGTGTGCATAGTCACCAAGATTACCTTTAGGGTTCAACGCCCCTTGTACTAAATTATTTAAGAATGGAGTGATTCTATTTGCCATACTAATATTTATCCAAATAAAAGACCGGTCTTTTTAAGAAGAAAAAAGGCGCCGTAGCGCCTTTAATCTGTATAATAGTAATTATTATGTTCCTGAACTTACCCCAGTAGCCGCAGAACTGCTAATTGCTCTACCTACTGCTGTTCCAATTCCTGTGTTTTCTGGAGTTTGGATTGCATTATCGTATCTGATTGTAAGTGCAACTGTAACTGCATCTGAAGTAGCATAAGCCAACTGATTGTAGTTTGCACTCTCAAGATAGCAACCATACAATTCAAAAGTCTCAAGCACCTGTGCTCCTGAGTCACCTTCACCATTACCACCGTCTAGTATTTCAATTCTAGTAACGAATTTATAATCCGCACCTGATCTTGCACTAGCCTGTTCGAAGAAATCAAACTGTTTCTGTAACTGTTCGCCAACTGATTTTTGAACATTGTTTGATGCGTCTTCACGTAAGTTAAGTGTGATTGGTTCCCAAGTGTGTTTACCAGCCAAATATACTTTTGAGTTATATACATCTAGTGTAATTTGCTCAAAGGATACGTTTGGTCTTGAAACATCTACTACTTGTTTTGTAAGTTCCGTTGTTGGGGCACTTACACCAAAATTTTCTAGCGATACCCTAAAGCGGTATTGCAGTTTAGGCATTAACAAGCCTTGAGTAGATGCACTTGCGTTGCTATCTAAAGGCACTGTTAATCTTGAGAGTGTTGAAATTGCCATTATTTGCTCCTATTACTTTTATTTATCATATTATAGGCCCGCTATTTCTCCAGTGTTTTTAAGTCTCAATGGAATGTAAATAAACTCCACTGCTTTCACTGGTTCTATTGCTATGTCTACATATAGTTCGTTTCTGTCTATTCTTGCTGGTGTGTTGTTACTTTCATCACACACTACTAAGAAGTCGTACAGTGCTCTTTGACCTGTTAATTCTAACATCAATGAATCAACCTGTGCTTTGATCTCATCACGTGTAATCTTATCGTTTGGTTCAAAGATATAAGGTTTAGCCAACTTGTTAAGTTGTGATCTTAGATATATTACAAGTCTTGCTACATTAATTCTATCTAATGAACTAGCATTTGCGGCTCTAGTCTTTTGACCAAAGTTAACAAGTCCAGCACCAGTTAAGAATGTAATTGGGTTAACATTGTTAGAGTAAAGTGTGTCTCTTTGTCCTTCGTTTAATGCGATTGACTTAAATTCACCTTCGCTATCAATAAAACCTGTAGCACTTGCATTTGTTATTCCACCACGTCTTGTTCCTGCTGGAGCAAACCATGGATAAGATACTTGATCGCTGAGTGCAATGGTTCTTAAGATACCATGTGATGCCGGAACAGTTACATTATTACCTGCGTTGTCGCTAGTAAATAAACTTGGATAAAATACGCCCAAGTATTCATCACTTGTAACAAGTCCGTTATCATTATCTTCTGTTGCCAAATTAACATTCTTACCCCAATTGTTTAAAGTTGTTGCATCGCTTGTTAATCTGAATGGAGAGTCACCAACGATAAATGCTGTTAAGCCTCTATCACTGTTTAATGATTTCATCTCACCAATTAGTTCTGGATATCCTGGTGTAGCAAGTAAGTTAAAGATTCTTGATTCATCATCTCTAATTTCTTGGTTGCTATTAACCATTGATTGTAATTGTTGTACAATTACTTTTCTTTGTGCTTTTCTACCAAATGAACCTGCTCCATCTGATTGATTTGCACTTTCAGTTACCCATCTATGTTCGTAGTATGCTGACATACTGTTGCCTGCATCACTACCACGTAAGTTGTTTGCAGTAGTATCAACGTAGTTTCTTCTAAATTTCTTAACGTTGAATCCGCTTCTTCTTGTATTCCATAACAACATACCTTTTGGATATAGTGCTGGATCAGGAGCGTCAGTGTCCATGTAGTTGCTTGTTAGTAATGAAACAATAGTTCCTTGTGTACCACTTGTAGCACCGCTTGTATTGTATCTTACGTCAGCAAAAAGAACACCGTCTTCTGTAGTTTGATCTGTGTTATCTTTCAATGCCCATTTTAAAGTAGTTGCATTCCAAACATAAATCTTAGGATAGTTTTCTAAGTCTGCTGTTGAAATCCAAACATCACCTTCTACTAGTGCAGAAGTATCTGACTGTGTAGTTGGTTCTGTTGCACTTACTTGTGGTCCTAATGGATCAGTTGTATTATAGTTAATACTTCCTGACTGATAGTTTTGATATCCTACAAAATCTGTACCATTGTGGATTAGTAAGTCTACTTCATCAACAACTGAATTGTACCATAAAGTATTGTCAGTTGTTAAAGCAGTTGGAGCCGATGAACTTGCAGTGTAAGTTAACACCTGCCAGTTACTTGCTAAAAACTGCTTAGGATTTGTTGAACTGTTTGTGCCTGGTACAAAGTATAAGTTTGCTGTACCACTTGATGCACTCACGTATGCCGCATAACCGTATAATGCTAAACCGCCGTTTGTGTCAACTAATCTAATGTCACCGCCATCGTTATGAGCAATAACAACTCTGTTGCTTGAATCAACACTTGCACTAACATTTGTTAAACCAGCACCATTAATTCCTGCCGCTAGTATTTCTGAGTCAGTTGCCGCCCCAGTTGGAGTAATACTTACTGTTACTGGACTTGACATTGCGTCTGAGTTTGTAGTTGATTCACTAATTGTAAATGCATAAGTTCCTGCTGAAACCTGTGCCGCAATTATGCTTGAAGTTACAGTAGTTGAACCTGTGTTTTTACGTCTAAAGATTTTAAAGTCTGCCTCAACAGCCGCCGCTTCAGTTGTGTTTGACTGTACATATACAGTACCAACTGCTAGGTTTAATCCACCACCTGTTGAATCAAGTGCTTTTAACGCCGCCATGTTAGTTGCGTAAATTGGAGCACCAATATCTGTCCAAAGGTTTGTGTTACCGTTAAAGTTTTTAACTTTAAGATTTGCACCTAAGTTGCTTTGTGAAGTTTTAAACCAAACAGATCCAGTTGGTCTTGGATTTGTGTCTGTTGATTTAAATTCTGGAACACTTGTATGAGGAGCAATATTTAATTTAGGCAAGTAATAAGTACCTGCTGTAATTCCTACCTCTGCTAGTAATCCTGTACCTTCAGCAATAACAATGTTATTTGTTGTTGAGAAAATTGCTAATCTACCGTTAACTGCTTTTGCACTTACACCAGATATACCAGCACCATTAATATCACTTACGACATTTGATAATGCAGTACCACTTGCTGTAATTGTTGTAGAGTTAATTACCATAGTTGCTGAGCCTGTTACAGTTGGATTGCTTGTAGATCCAGTCACAGCAGGATGGCTACCTACCCATGCACTAGTTCCAACTTTTACCCAGTTACCATCGGAGTTTTTGTAGTATAACTTGTTTACAGTAGTTGTTGTAACAAGAGCATAATCACCAACTGCTCCTACAGATGTTTTTGGATCACCTGATGCTACGTTACCAACTTGTTCTGTAGTTGATGTAATAATGTACGGAATCTTATTTGTAAAAGATTGTCCACCTGTTACTGTTGCAGATGAGCCATTCCATTCAAATATACCATATCTTGAATTTCCAGTGTCAAACCAATATGTACCTGCCGCTGGATTTGCCGCTGGTGCGTTAGCAGTTGCAACTAGTTCAGTTGTGTTTACATCTGCTCTAGTAATGTATGCTCTATTGGCTACACCTAAATATGAGTATGCCGCTTGTAATCCGTATTCATTAAGTTCTCCACCATGAATTGGATTGTTGTTTGAATCTGTATAAAAAGTTGGGTCACCAAAAGTTTCTGTTAACTCTCTTTGTGAAGTTATTAAGTATGGTGTTCCTGCTTTTGCTTTTGTTGTTCCTGCCGCTGTTGCTGTACCACTACCGTTTTTCTTGTCCTGTGCAGTGATAACAAAAATCATCGGCGTAGTGCCTGGTTCAGCCGGGGTATAGAACGATTCGTCTATAACACTAACCTGTACACCTGGTGATACTAAATTTGCCATTTTTTGTTCTCCTATTGGATCTTATGTTATTAGTATTTATACAACTCTTCCAAAATCTAGTGTAAATACTGCCTGAAAAAGGGGGCAAAAAGGTGAGGTAAATACTATTATGAGCAGACCTTTATGTAACTATTGTAAACAAAGACCGGCGGCAGTCAACTATAAGAAAGGTAATAAAACTTATTATAGGAAACAATGTGAAACGTGTCTACACAATGGCAAAAGCCATGGAGTACCTAACTGGTATAAAGCCGGATACCGTATGAAAACAGAATGCGATAAGTGTGGCTTTAAAGGTGAAGAAGTTCAGTTCAATGTTTACCATATCAATGGTAATTTAAACGATGTGCATTTTAGTAATTTAAAGACTGTGTGTGCTAACTGTCAAAGAACTATGCAACGTGTGGGTTCGCGTTGGAAACAAGGCGACCTTGTACCTGACTTTTAAGTTCTTCTAATGTACCGTTATTTTCAATGATAACATCAAAGTGTGTATTTGCCCATGCCCATTCACTAGGGTGGACATCTTTAGGTTCAACACCTATATCTTGATATACTCTAAACCACATAGGATCTAATCCACGTTTTACACGCCAAACTTGTCCACCTGTTTCAAGTATCATCTTTGCTTCATTAGGAAATCTTACATCTGTAATAACAAAGTTTGTATCAGGATTTTGTATAAGTTGTTGCTTTGTTAAACTAACCCAAATACCATCAAAGAAACCATTACGCATACACTCTGTACCAAATTCTTGTAGTACTAATCTTGGTGTTATTTCACGACCAGTTTCTTTGGTCCAAAATTCATCTTTTTGTTCACGCCAATCACGTGATTTATCTGTTTTACCATCTAGCAATTCTCTATCCCAATTAAACATGGCCGCAACTGCGTCTTTTAACTTATCCGCAAATGAAGTTTTTACAAATTGATGGTTATCTATTAATGTTTGTGCTACTGTGTCTTTACCGGATCCAATTAATCCGCAAATGCCAATTATCATGCGAGTATATTCCTAATGTTATCTAGTTAGTATATACTAAAATTTAGTGGATGTCAAGAACTTTTTAGCCGATTGTGAAACCGTAACCTTGTCCGCCTGCAACCTGCAGTTTTAGGTCTTCTTCTAATTTATCTAGTTCTGCCTGTGCTTCTTGTTTGAGTGCATCACCATTAAGTGTTGATCCACCCTGTGGACCAGCAATAGTGGCAAACTTACTTCTTGCTTCGCCTAACATATACTTACATTTTGCTAACGTATAATCTTTGATCCATTGCTTTGCAAGATAATCATTCATTAGTTCACTATCTGGTCTATGATTGTAAACATATAAAAGTATAGTTTCTTCTGCTCTTGGTCTTTGTAACAAAGTTAGTTTTTTAGTTGTGGTATTCCATTTAAATTCAATGAAAGATCCAAACATTCTACCTACTAATTCTTGGTAACTTGCAAACATATTATAAGTTGCTAGTCCACCCATGTTTGAACTAGAAAGTAAGTAGGTGTTTGTATATGCAAGATTGAATGGTTCAAATAATGTACCACCATCTCCACCACCAGTTCTACTACCAATGCTTCTTCTGAAAAGTTTTCTTACTTCAACAATCTCATTTGCCAACGTATAATCATTCTGGTCAATAACAGTGTCTAAAAACACATAACTTTCTTCAACAGAATTATCTGACCGTTGACGGAATTTGTCAAATGCTGTACGTAGTGAGATCTCATAGTGTTGAGGGTCTAATTCAACGTCGATCATGCCCCCGCCTAGCATTGCGGACACGTAATCGAATATCTCTTGTTTTTGGGTTACAATATCACTCATCTTATATGTATTTAGTCGAACGATAAATACTATTACTATGCCAAGACTGAGTTTATACAAACCCGAAAAAGGGAAAGATTACGAATTTCTAGATAAAACCATACAGGAGATGTTCACTGTTGGTGGCACTGATGTATTTGTACACAAATATCTAGGACCTAAGAATCCCGATGAAGCAGATGCTACTGCTGACCAACCAAGGTACAATGCAGTCAAAGAAACGAATATTCAAGATATGCTTTTCATGGAAAACCGTGATAGAAAGTATGATCCTGATGTATATGTTATGCGTGGAATTTACAATGTACAAGATGTAGATTTTGACATGAGCCAATTTGGTTTATTTTTACAGAATGATACATTGTTTATGACATTGCCTATTAATTATAGTGTAAAAACTTTAGGCAGAAAAATAATGTCAGGTGATGTATTAGAATTACCACACCTTAAAGATGAACACGCACTAAATGATTATAGTGTGGCATTAAAAAGATTTTATGTAGTTGAAGATGTAAATCGTGCAAGTGAAGGTTTTTCACAAACATGGTATCCGCACATATATAGAATCAAAATGAAGCAAATAGTTGATTCACAAGAATTTAAAGAAATATTAGATTTACCAAGTGAAGAAGGTTCTTCACAAACATTGCGAGATGTACTTTCTACTTATGAAAGAGAGATGCAAATTAATGATGCTGTTGTATCACAAGCAGAAGCAGATGCACCTAAGTCAGGATATGACACATCACACTTATATACATTACAAGTAGATGCAGAGAATAATCCAGAACTTGTAACTGCCGATGAAGCAACAATAGATGCAAGTGTTAACAGTGGAAACTTAGATGCAAGTAGAGTAAATCAAACTCCAGAACGTAGTGGTTATCAAGGTTACTTAATAGGTGATGGACTAGCACCAAATGGTGAAGTATTTGGACATGGTATTAGTTTCCCAACTGCAAGTGTAGAAGGAGATTACTTCCTAAGGACAGATTTTATGCCAAATAGATTATTTAGATTTGATAGTAGACGTTGGGTTAAAGTAGAAGATGCTGTAAGACATAACTTAACTAACAGTCCTAACAAGAGAACACAAAAAGGAACATTTATAAACAACACAACTACATCAACAATAGGTGGTGAAACAGTAACTGAAAGACAAGCACTTTCAAAAGCACTTAAACCTAAGGCGGATAATTAATGCAACATTTTTATGATGGTCAAATAAGAAGATATGTCACTCAAATGATTAGACTTTTGAGTAACTTTACCTATAAGGACGGTAAAGGTGCTTTAGTAAAAGTCCCTGTCATGTATGGAGATATAACCAGACAGGTTGGACACATCATGAGAGATAATTCAGAAAACAAAATACCTAGTGCTCCAAGAATAAGTGTCTACATATCAGGCTTACAATTAGATAGAGATAGAATTAGTGATAGTACATTTGTTAGTAAAGTACATCTTAGAGAACGTTCATATGATAGCACAGGTAAAGAATATTTAAACACACAAGGTAAAAATGTAACAGTTGAACGTTTAATGCCAACTCCATATACGTTAGAAATGACTGCTGATATTTGGTCTACTAATACAGATCAAAAATTACAAATTATGGAACAAATTTTAATGATGTTTAATCCTAGTTTAGAAATCCAAACAACTGACAACTATGTAGACTGGACAAGTTTAAGTGTTGTTGAATTAGAAACAGTAAATTTTAGTTCAAGAAGTATTCCTGTAGGAACAGAAAACGAAATAGACGTTAGTCAACTATCAGTTAAAACACCAATTTACATTTCACCTCCTACTAAAGTTAAAAAACTTGGAGTCATTACAAATATCGTAATGAGTATATTTGACGAAAGCCGTGGAACAATAGACTTAGGCGAAAGTATGCCTGAACTTAAAGCATATAGTGATGGCGGTGCTGAAAGTCCAACTACTGACTTTGAAGATGCAAACAAATCTAAACGTAAAGACACTGCAAGTGTTCGTGTTACAACTTATAATAATTTAGATTTATTAGTAATGGGTAATGTAGCAAAATTAATCCATAAAGGAAAAATTGGCGGTGTTACTTGGACACAATACGTAGATGCAATGCCTGAACAATTTAGATCAGGATTAAGTCAAATACAATTATCAAGAACAGGTAGAACAACAAGTATTAACGGATCAGCGGCAATTGATACAACAGATGAAAGAAACTTAATTATTAATTGGGACACTGATACATTTCCAACAGACAAAGTTATTGCAGGTTCAACTGGCAATAGAAGTAAAGTTGATTATATTATAGATCCTGCAACATTTAATCCTACAGTACAAAAAACACCAGGTACAAGATTCTTACTATTAGGGGATATTGGTAATGCAGGCAACACAGACGGTCCAGATGCTTGGAAAAATGCAGATAACACTGACTTTGTAGCAAGTGAAAATGATATTGTAGAATGGACAGGAACAGCATGGGCAATCTTATTTGATGCTAGTGCTAATAGTGATATAATTTACCAAACTAATCTTAATACAGGCATCCAATATAAATGGACTGGTACAGAATGGGTGCTATCTTTCGAAGGCGAATACCGAAACGGCACTTGGCACCTACTATTTTAAATAATTAATAGTATGAGTCAAGATATTATTTGCAGTGGAGCCTTATTCTATTCATTAAAAACTAAACGTTTTTTGTTTCTACATAGAGTACAGAGCAAACAGAACAATGTTTGGGGATTAGTTGGTGGTACTAACAATTCCAAAGAAACTCCATGGGAAAGTCTACAAAGAGAAATAAAAGAAGAGATTGGTACATTACCAAAAATTGCTAAAACAATTCCTTTAGAAACATTTGTAAGCACAGACGAAAAATTTAAGTTCCATACATATCTTGTTGTAGTTCATGAAGAATTTATTCCTGTATTGAATGAAGAGCATGATGGATATGCTTGGTCAAGTTTTAATAAATGGCCTAAACCATTGCACATGGGATTGAAGAACACCTTACAAAATAAAACTAATCAAACAAAATTAGAAACTGTATTTGATTTAATTCAACTATTGGAGAAGTAAATGGCCATTTTAGTTTACGGTGACGTAATGCTTGATGAATGGAGAATAGGTTCTGTAGATAGAATAAGTCCTGAGGCTCCGGTTCCAGTTTTAGTAGAAACAGGCTATAAAAGAAACGTTGGTGGTGCAGGTAATTTAGCAGTCAACCTTGCAAGTATAAACGGTGAAGTTGATTTATATGGACCTTTAGGAAATGACAAACAAGGTTTTGCATTTTTAGATTTAATAAAAGACACAAAAGTTAATTCTTATTTGTCAAGTTGTATGGAAGCAACAACAAGCAAGGTAAGAATTGTAAGTACACAAGGTCAACAAATTTGTAGATTTGATACAGACGCAATATGTGATTGTACTCAAGCAGAAGAAAGATTTATTAATAGTATTCAGCATAATGATTTAGTGGTAATAAGTGATTACAACAAAGGTGCTATAACTGAACAGACAGTAAAAAAGGCAAAAGCCAAAGGTGCAAAAGTTTTAGTTGATCCTAAGCAATCTCCTTCTTACTATAGAGGTGCATTTTTAGTAAAACCAAACATGAAAGAATATACTGAATGGTTTGGTGAATTCAGTTATGTGGCCGCACAAGATTTTTTAAAAGAATACGCTTGGGAATGGTTAGTAGTAACTGATGGTGCTAATGGTATTCATATTGTTAACGCAACAGAACATTGGCATTGTAAAGAAGACGTACAAGAAGTTGCAGATGTATCTGGTGCAGGTGATACAGTCATGGCAATTATTACACACGGTTTACATAAAGGAAAAAGTGTTCCTGAATCATGCGAAGTTGCTTGTTATGGTGCTTCAAGAGTAGTTGAAAAACGTGGAGTAACAATAGTTACAGAAGACGACCTAAATAAAGGTATTGTATGGACTAATGGAGTGTTTGATATACTGCATACTGGCCATTTAAAACTGCTTAGATACGCCGCTACACTAGGCAAAAGGTTAATAGTAGGTATAAACAGCGATGCAAGTGTTAAACGTTTAAAAGGCGAAACAAGACCCATTAACAGTGAATTCAAAAGGAAAGAAACTTTAGAACAATTAGGATTTATAGATGATGTTGTTATATTCGATGGAGATACTCCCATTGATGAAATAACAAAAATACGTCCAGACGTAATAGTTAAGGGTGGTGACTATACTACTGAAACCACTGTAGGCAATGAATTAGCAAAAGTTGTAATTTTTCCTACGATCGAAGGACATAGTACAACAGAAACTATAGAAAAGATTAAACAATGAAAATACTAGTCACAGGAACTGATGGTTTTATAGGATCACAACTTGCTGGATATCTCGTAAGCATAGGACACCAAGTTGAAGGTTGGGAATATATCCCTAATAAGTATCCTGATCCTGCACAATGTGATAGAGTAATTCATTGTGGTGCTATTAGTAGTACAACTGAAAAAGATGTTGAAAAGATTATGCAACAAAATACAGACTTTACTTTAAAACTGATTGAATTGTGTGATATGATGGGTACAAGTATGCAATACTCTAGCACTGCAAACCTATATGGTAACACAAATGACTTTAATGAAGACGCAGACTTGCATCCAGAGAGTCCATATGCTTGGTCAAAGTACCTAGTAGATAGATTTGTTAAAAGTTATAGTAAAGACTTTAGAATTAATATACAAGGATTTAGATATTTTAATGTTTTTGGTAATGGCGAAGATCACAAAGGTGATCAAATGAGTCCTGTAAGCAAATTTACTAAACAGGCAAAAGCAAATCAAAATATTAAGTTATTCGAAAACAGTGAAAATTATAAACGTGACTTTGTTAGTGTTGAAGATGTTTGCAAAGTTCATGCAAAAATGCTAGATGTTGATAAAAGCGGAATATTCAATGTAGGTACAGGAGAGGCAACAAGTTTTAAAACTATTGCAGATAAAGTTGCTGACAAATATGGTGTAAATGTTGATCTAATACCCATGCCTAAAGACATTGCAAAAAATTATCAGGCATATACCTGTGCAGATAACACAAAATTACAAGAGAGTTTAAACTATGAGTTTGAAAACGTTATTGACTGGATTGATAGGCAGTAAAAAACCAAAGGTAGAGTGGTGGAGTACTGTACCTGGCCTAACAGACCTTGAACCAGTACAACCTGCAAACAAGTTTTTTCCAGAATGGTTCAAGAAAATGCCAAGATGGTTAGAAGAAGACAATCCTTTCGATAAAGGTACTGCCAAAAATTGTCCAGGTATAGTAGATTTTTATAAAGATGCCTTTGTGATTCCATTATGGGCAGACTTTCATTTTAATATTACTGATAAAGACTTTGGTTGGAAGTGTAGTAATGAAGATTTTACCATGTCTTTACATTATAAGGAACAGTTTCTTGACCACACACCAGAAAATGTTCAAAGCGAAGTAAAGTTAGTTGCAAAAACTGATTGTCCTTGGAGAGTTAAAACAAGCAAGGGTTGGGGCATGATGCAATTACCTATGTTTTATGAATTTAATGAGTTTTTTGAGTGCCTACCAGGACTAACATACACTGAATGGAGCCATCAAATAAACCAACAACTGTTAATTAAGAAAAAAGGCAAATTTTTACTCAAAAAAGGTACGCCAATTGCAATGTACAAGCCTGTAAAATTAGATAAAATAAATTATACGGTAAAAGATGAAGATGATGCAAAATTTATTGATAGTTACAAGTCAAACCTCAAGTTTCAAAGCAAATTTAAGGGAAGTTACAATGCAATTAAAGGAAAATATCTAAATGAGTAATAGATTAGAAGGAAAAGTGCCTAAGGGTTGGGGATATGAATTGATATGGGCAACCAATGACAAGTATTGTGGTAAAATTATGGTATTTGAAAAGCAAGGTGCAAAGTTTTCCATGCATTTCCATAAAGAGAAAGATGAAACTTGGTTTGTTAATGCTGGTAAGTTTTTATTAAGGTATATTGACACCCAAGAAGCAAAACTTTATACCAAAGAACTCAATCCTGGCGACACTTGGCATAATCCTCCATTGATGCCACACCAATTAGAAGCACTTGAACCCAATAGTTCAGTAACTGAGGTTAGTACTGCTGATTCAGTTGAAGATAATTACAGAATTATTCCTGGGGACAGTCAAAAGACTGATGAAGTTAAGCCTGTGCCTCCGACCAACGTAGAATAATATTTGCATCTACGGCCGTTCCCGCTGTTTTATAAACGTTAATTGCTAACACGTCTGGACCATTTGGAAAAGTACCTCTACCACCTAGTGTAGTATTAGTTAACTCTTTGATCTCTGCAAGATTCAATGTTGCTCTTTCACCTGGTTGTGCAATAAATGAAAATATAGTTTCACCTGGCTGTGCATAAGGTGGATTACCAAATAAGAACGTTACACTATCACCTGCACTTATCGTTGCAACCGATGTTTGGTTAAATGTAACTTCGTAAAATTCTGTTCCACAGTGTGTTAATGAACTAACCGACTGTACAAACGTACCCGCTGGCCAATTCAAGTCACTTGATGCAACCTCTGTACCTTGTCCTGCTCCCGAAGCCTCCCATGATGCTTTAGTAAACAACAATTTGTTTGTAAATCCTGTGTACGTTTTGTATATGAATTTTAAAGTTGTTGATGTTGTAGACAAGTTACTTGCTCTGTTAGTTCCATTTGGTCCTGTGTAGAATATTCTGTATCTAAATCCATTACCTTCTAATGGTCCTACTCCTGATATCACATATTGATTGGCGTTGAAAGCATTAGTTGGATTTTGTGATTCAATGTATGCACCTATTAACGGAGTACCAATTGTTTGTATTGGTGAATAGTCAATTGTAATCGGACTATATCTATCATTATACTGTGATGTTCTAGTGTAGTTAAATCCACTATCTATGTCTGCTTGTACTACTGCTGATGCAGTAGTCTGTGTAGCACCACCGTTCCAGTTAACAGATCCACCCGCGGCGATCTGAGCAAAACTTGGTTGTCCTCCTGACGCTAGTCCTGATATACCTTCCCAACCAATGTCATTTGGATTAACTGGATAGTTCTGTGGGTTAAGCACACCTTCAATAACAATTCCACCTTTTTGTCCTGAGGCGTTTGGTTCTGATGTAACCTCTAGTCCATCTAGTAATAACTGTGCTCTGTTTAACAATTCTCTTTCACCTAAGTCACCAACAATAGCATTTGATACACTAGGTGCTAGTCTTATTAAGAAAGAAGTATATCTTGTTGTACTAATACTTGTACCAGTCGCTTTGTAACTAAACAAATATCCTCTATCAAAGTCAAATCCACCGTCTGTAATATAAGCAGATCCCCAGTGTGATATAATAGGACTAATTGTGTTACTAATTAATGGTACTCCTGTATTTCTAGTATGCGTTTCTGCCGTACCTGCCGAATATGTTCTTGTTGCACCTGAGGCAAAGTTTGTCATTTGTGCACCACGTGTACAACCTGTTAAGTTTTTACCGTCAACACCTGTAAATTGAATCATCTCATTATCGATGTAAACTATTCCGCCTTCTGGTGGGAAGAAAGAAGCGTCTTCTAACGGTAACGTTGTTGCTGTGTCAGTTACGTTTGCACTTAACTTACCAACAGGTCCTTCATTGGTTACCTCATATCTAACCGGCATATTACCAGTTCTCATAAATGCTTCTGTGTTAATGTTTGAGTTTCTCATTCTGTGACCAAACACAAAGTTACCATCTGCTCCTCTGAGCATATAATCAATAAATCCAGCACCATACCAACTGTACTGGATACCTACCATCTGCATCTTACTGATGTCAATGTTGTATCCACTTGGTCCTGTACCGTCCATTCTATCACGGTTAAAGTCTTTTTGTTCTGTTTTCTTATCTTGTACTAAACATAATTTACTTGAAAGAACATTTGTTACACCTCTAAAGTCAGGAGCAACTGACATTTGAGTATTACTAATTACATCACTAACAACGTGTGTCATACCTTTGATAACAATTCTGTCACCTGCTTTTAATTGTTCTCTAAATCTTGTACCTGTACCAGTTACAGTGTTTGTATCAACAGCAATATCAACAACACCTGCTAACTGTAATGTTGCAGTTCTTTGAACAGCACTAAATTGTGTACCATCGTATTCAAAGAAAATACCATTTTGGTCATCAAAACATCCTGAACGTACAGTTGCACCATGGAATGTTTTTACTGAAACCTGTGCTTTTGCACTTAATTCTGGAGTAGTTGATCCTAATGCATTTATGGCCAATACTTCAAATTCTCTTTCGCTGTTAATGTCTGATACAACATAGTCGCCATTGAAACCAACAGTATTAATTCCTATTAATCTAATACCACCACCAACTTGTAATCCATGATCTGTATCATCTGTAGTACAAGTAATTGTTGAACCAATGCTTGTTCCATTTGCAGTCACTTGTAATAAGTCATAACTTGGAGCAAATAAGGCACCAGTTGTGTACATAATACCCTTACCTGATTGGTATCTAATATATTTTTTAGATTGACGTATTGCCTGTGCACCGTGTTGTGGGCCACCTGTTCCTAATTGAACACCCCCATCATATGGTCTGTGTACAAAGAATGAATCTGGTCTTGGATAAATGAATCCTTGTATAGGATCATCATTGTTAGTACCAGTATTAATGGCACCTGGTGCTCTACACTGATACTGTAATCTTTTTGTTGTTGGAACTGCTGTTGCATTAAATGGACCTGCACACAAATTATGGTTATTACTAGCATCATCTGATTCTACAGTAATTAAGAAAGTGTTACCTGGAACAAGTCCGTGTGCAGTTTCAAAATCACATTGTACAGTTGCCAATGCACTGTAGGTAATGCTTGTAGTTGGTGAAATATTTTGTGTTGCCGCTTCTGACATTGTTACTGAACTATATAAAGCCGCAGTATTTCCAGGAACTGCTGTTCCACTTATTTGAATATTTAAAAAGTCACCTTCCGTTGAATTAATGTCACAACGTAAAGTTAAATCATTGGTAGGAGTCGCTCCACCTAATTGGTTACCAGGAATTACAATCCTGTCACCTTTTTTGTATCCACTACCATTATCGGTTGCAGTTACAATACTGTATGTTCCGCCTGAACGTGTAATATTAAATACTGCATTTGAACCACTGTTAGCATCATTGGTTCCATTTACACCAGTGTAACTTCCTGTACCTGCGGCACCAGTACCTACTATGTTTGCAGTTGTAACTTCGCCACTTGATCCAACACCTGTAATTGTAAGTGTTAAATCATTGGCCGGAGTTGCACCACCCAAGTCTGTACCTCTAATAATAATTGTTTGATCTACGCCATAACTTTGACCAGCAACATCAATTTGGTCTAATGTGTAAGTTTGTGAAGCCAAACTTATTGTAAATTTTGCACCATTACCAACAATGTTTGTAACTGATGTCCAGTTTGGAATAGTTTTAGTGTTAACCATTGTACCTGCATCAGTAACAGTTAAAATTGTTCCGTTTACATCAATGGTTGCTACTGTAATCGTTAAATTGTTTACTCCGTCAACACCGCCTACTTGCGAACCTAGTACTGTAAATGTTTCTCCTGCTAGATATCCTGTTCCACCTGATGCTACTGAAACGTTTGCACCTGTACCAACTCTTTCAACATTAAAGTCTGCACCAACACCAGCCGCTGTATTTGTAGTGTAAGTTACACTTGCATAGTTTACACTGGCATCTGGAGCAGTACCAGTTGCTGATACAGAAGTAATAGAACCACCAGTACCAGTATTTGTAACTTTCATGAATAAATCATTAGTTACTGATTGTCCACCTATGTCAAAACCATCAACTTTAATTACATCACCTTCTACATAACCGCTTGATGTATCTGGAGATGCCATTGATACTGAGTAAACATTGTTTGTATATACAATATCAAAGTTACCGCCTGTACCAATTGAACCTTGTAGTTCACCTGGTAAATTTGAAAATGTTCCATTACCGTCAAATGCACTACCAGTGTCATCAAATGTTTGTAATTCACCACCTGTGTCAACTGATGTAACTACAAGTCTTAAATCGTTTGTTGTGTCTGAACCACCTACTAATTGTCCACTGATAACAATGTTATCACCTAGTCTATAATCTTGTCCTGGTGCGTTAAGTGTTACTGAATATGTTCCACCTGATCTACTAACATCAAACGTTGCACCATTACCAATTGAGGAATCATTACTTCCTGCTAATCCTGTATATTGAACTGTGTTACCAACAAAATCAGCCGTAAGTGCATCTGATAAAGTAACTGTATTACCAACAACGTTAGTTACGAAAGTTGCATAACCGTCACCTCTATTCAAACCTAAACCATTAACAATACCTGAAACATTTTGTACTGTAATTGTATTTGATCCTGATGAAACGTCCGAAGTTGTAACTGGAGTTGTAACAATGCCACCTGTACCTTCTGTACCTGTAACCTGAGAACCTAAAGGAATACCTCCGCCTACTGCAACTAATGGAGCACCAATCTCTGGTGCTGTTCCTGTGTATGCTATTTGATCTGATCCGCTTGGAATACCTAGTGTTGCAATAAATGATCCACTTGCACCCTGTGAAATAATACTAAATGCAACATTTTGTCCGCCAATTGATGCACCAGTGTAAAATCCACCTTTTCTTAATTGTGTATAAAAAGTTGAAAGTATTTGTCCGTTGACAGTACCAACTTTTGCTTTTGCAAAATATGTAAATGTAAAGTTAGTAGGAACTGTGTTAACGATAAATGATCCTTCTGCTCTACTTGCCCCTGCAATACTATTTGCCAATGCTTTAATTGTAATAGGAACGCCTGGTTCAAACCCGTGTGCTGATGCTGTTGTAACTGTAATTAAACTTTGACCAACACCACTTGTTCCTGTTGAAGCATCAGTGGCAACTGATGTAACTTGCGTATCAGTACCAGGTACTTCGTAAATACTAGGATAACCTCTTTGTGTTCCAATGGCTTGCCACTTCGTAGGCTGTAGGCCGTATTCAAAGTCAGCATCAAGCATTGATAAAGAGTTAGCAACTCTTTGTCTCTCAATTGCATCTGTACCAAAGTCATATGGTCTAGTTTTTAAATCACCTTGATCAACAAAAATTTGTATTTTATCAGTTAAGGAATTAATAATAGGTTTATCTAATATAGGTAATGTCGACAATCCGCCGGCAATTACTGTTGTAATAATTGTTGTAAGTTCTGTTATTCTATCTGATGCACCTAACTCTGCATTTGCACCATTAAATGTTTGTGTAGTAACACTAGGACTTTGTTTTGTTGTGTAAGCAGATTTAGTTAAGATATAATTATTAATTAAGTCTCTTACAAATTCTTTTAATTCTTTTTCAGGTATCCTAGTTCCTGTAATTAATGGAGTAGGACCATCCCAAAACTTACTTGCTTGTAATCTAGTTTTTTCATTTCCACCATATTGCATATCATGAAGGAAGCCATCTATTTCTGTTGCAGTATCTCTTTCAATTAATGCACCAGTATATGTGTAACCATCAAATGTTGATCCGCCTGTTGCTGTGTTAACTTTATCTAGCACCCAAGCAACTGCTTCATCTTTAATAAATTCTTTGTTATTAGTAATTAATGTTCTAGCATTTTGTACATAAGTTTTATTTTCTGTAGACTTGTCAAAGTAAACAGTTGTAATGGTATCTGTGTTTTCTAAAAATTTGTTAAAGTAACTAAATGAAGGTGTAAACTCAACAGATTTAGTAACGTATGCTGTGCTACCTCCTGCTGTTGGATCACTAAAGTTAAACAAAACTTCGTTAGTTGATGTATTTGTAATTAATAATACATTATCTAATGTAACTTTTGTTGGAAATCTTACACTTGAAACCTGTGCGTTAGATAGTGCAGGCATATTATCTAAACCATAATAAATTACCTCACCAATAACGTTATCTAAAATATTTTCTACTACTGTACCTGCATCTGTTTCAGCAACGTATTCAGCATTAATAGTTTGTGATGTAACTACTGGACTTTGTTTTGTAGTATATGCAGTATTACCAAAAATGTGAGTTTGGATTAACCAAGTAGCAAATTGTTTTGCCGCTCTTTCTGGATTTCTATCGCCATCAATCTGTGGAATTGTTCCATCCCAATATGTCGAAGCAAGATATCTTCCTTGCTCATTACCATTATATCTTAAATCATATAAAAGTCCGCCTGGCTGATCTTGTACAGGATTATTTGTATCTCCACCAATAAGGTTGTAACCCATATCTCTTTCACATTTTGCATCACTATCATTTGTGTAATTTCTAAATGCGTTTGATATACTCAATGCAGTTGCACTTACGTATGTATGTGCAGTTTGGTTTACAGTCTTTCCTACTTTGCAAGTTATTGAATCAGAACTTATTGCTGTAATTACAACTGGCTTATTATACCATGGATCCCAGCCTGTTGTTGTGCCGGCTCCTGTTGCTCTTGGATACGCATACTGAGTTGCACCTCCATCTTGAGCAGTTGTAAATGTTATTGCCCCTGTTGCAAAAATTACTTGGTCACCTGGTAATAAGTTATGTGTACCTACAGTAACAACCATCAATCCTGTTGTTGGATCGTATGTTGCATTTGTTGGAGTAAACTGACTTTGTGTTGCTTGTCTAGTAATGTTATTATTGATATAAGCACGAACTTCGTCCTTAATAAATTCTACATTATTTTGTACTAACCAATAAGCATTAGGACGTCTACTTTCAGAGAAAGGAATACCAGTCTGGAATACATATTCATTTTGCTTTTGCTTTGCCATTTACTTTTATACTCCTAGTGCAATCGCTAGTGCGGTTGCTTTACTGTCGACGTACTTCTTGTTAGTTACTTGCAAATCCGTGGTTGGAGTTGCTTGTGAAACTGCTGATGTAAACGTAGCATCCTTAGGTGTCACATCTCCAATTACAGTGTTATTTAACCCAGAACTGGCATTTAAGTTTACAAATGATCCGTCTTTAGGAGTAGTTTGTCCTATGGTCATATTGTTTATTGTACCTACTGCCGCACTTGTTAAAGTAATTGCACCAGTGCCTGTTGGAGTTAAAGATAAATTTGCATTTGCACCATTAAATGTAACATTTTCACTTGCAGTCATAGTCAATGCGTTAACATTCATGTTGCTCATTGTACCTTCACCTGCTGGATTTATGGTAACTGTACCATATGCACCCTGTGGTGAAAATACTAAATCTGCATCTTGTCCTTGCATTGTAACATCACCTGTTACAAGCAAACTACTGAAACTACCTACACCAGTTATAGTTGGATCAACTGTTGTAATTGTACCAAACACACTACCGTCTGCGTTTCCATAATATAAAGTAGCAGGAGCAGTTGGACTTAAATTAAGTGTTGTTACATCATTGTTTTTACCTTGTGCTTGTTCTCCAGTAGTTGTTGTACCTGGAGTTCCTGCTGTTAAATGTGATAAACCTGTATTGTAGTAACGACAGTTTCCTATACCAGTTAAGTTTACAACTGGATTATCTTCACTTGCTTCAAATATTGAAAAAGTTAATTGAGGCAAAGTCATTAATTTAAATGAATATGTAGTTCCTCTAGTCAATGTTATAGTTGGATTATTTTGTAGTATCTGTGTACCTGAAACATATTGTTCATCAAAGGTAAATTCTGCTGAAGGAACAGCACCTAATTGGCGTACAACAAACTGATTATCTACTGCCGCTTCTTCTTGTGCAAGAGTATATGTTACACTTCTTAAAGTAACATTACCTTGAGTATCTACAGAGAATCCAGGACTTTTAAAGCCTGCATCAGATTCAAATGGATTATATGTGACTGCCATGTTATTTTATCTCCAACTATTCATATTTATCTGAATCTGTTTCACCCTGCTACTGGTATATTTTGGTTTTGATAGTAATTTGCTGAAAATATAATCTTAGATCCACGTAGTTCTGAACTATCTGCTGATGTATGTGCGTTAGCAATTAGTGTTACTGTTGAATCACTTACAGTTGCAGTCAACGTCAGTAGGTCTTGATTAAGGTTTGATCTACCATATATAGTTACATTTGCATCATTAGGTCCTGCTACAACAAGTGCCTTAATTATTTCTTTAGCAGTTGACGATAAATCAATGACTATTGTGTACTCTGCGGCACAGAAATCATTAACTAAGAATCTATCTACTTCAGTGTTTTGTGTAACTTTTTTCCATGGGCCATGATAACTAAAATTTGTACCATTTTTAAGTAAAACTGTACCTTTAGTGCCCTTGCCAAAAAACTTGTCTAAACTAAACATTTATACCCCTTTATATATGTATTTATCGGAAAGGCTGTCTAGTTAGAAACTGTAAACAATACCTTATATTCGGGCAAATATAGGTACTCTATGTCGCTTTTTGCTAGGGTATGTAGTGCATCTTCCAATGTTTCAACCAGTGGATCTCCACCTAAATTAAAGGAAGTATTGAATACTATTGGAGTACCGGTTTTTTTCTTAAATTCTTTAATTAAATTGTAGTAATTTTTGTTTTGCTTTTCATTAACAGTTTGTATTCTACAAGTTCCGTCAACGTGTATAATGCTAGGAATTTTTTCTGCTATTCCTTCTTGGCAATTTACTGCATACATCATAGTTGGTGATGATTCCATGCCACGTAAATCAAACCATTCATGTACATCTTCTTCTAAAATACTACCTGCAAATGGTCTAAAATATTCTCTACGTTTTACTTTATTAACATAATCTTTTCCGTCTTTAAATGAAGGATCAAATAGTAAACTTCTGTTGCCTAATGCACGTGGTCCGTTTTCACTTCCTCCTTGAAATATAGCAACAATATTTTTATTTGCTAATAATTCTACAATAGAATCATTTTCTATTTCTTCATCTATTTTTGCTTCGTATTTTTCCGCAAGTTCTTTTATTTGTGTATCATCATATGTATATGTTGGACCGTTGTATAACGTATCTACTTGTTCATTAATAGTTCTGTCCCTTGATATAGTTCTATAATGTAATAGTGCCGCACCCATAGCCGTACCTGCATCATTACTTACTGGTTCAACATATAGGTTGATTCCTTCTTTTTTTAATTCTTCTAGGTAGTAATAATTTGCTACACAGTTTAATCCATAGCCTCCACTTAATACTACATTTTTCTTTCCACTCATTGCAACTGCTTTTCTAATTAAGTTAGCAACTTGTTCTTGTGTTTGAGTTTGTACAGCATAAGCCATATCTCTTCTGTTTTTTAATTTTGTTACGTCTTCATCTTGATCTTGTTTATCTCTTAAAAAGTGAAAATAATTTCTGTTTACAAGAGCACCATTTGGATAAGTTGGTACTATTACATTTCTATCACTTAATGGATGTGTTTGTCCTTTGGTAAACAGTGATGGAACTTCTTTAGGTTGTTCACCGTAAGGAAATAATCCCATAGTCTTACCTGCTTCAATAAAACTAAACCCGCAATAGTCTGTTACTGCTTCATATGTTTTTACAATTCCTGCTGTTTCACTGATTACAATTTCTGGCACATTATCTTTTTCAGCAAAAAATTCTCCGCTAAAGTTTTGATATTCTGCTCCTAATAGAGGACCTGTTGTTCCTAAATGCTTATATAATGTTTTAAATCCTACAGGCATTTCACAATCAAAAATTGTTTCTGTTTCCCATAGTGTTGTATTTTGATTAGGATCACCATTCATGTTTGCACTAAAAAAAGTACCTGCACCGTCAACAATAACTGCAACAGCATCTTCAAATCCACTATTGTAAAAACTTAAGGCCGCGTGTAACTTATGATGGAAATAACTTAGGTCAACTACTTGCGGATGATTAGGTAATAGTTTAGGATTACGATCAATCAATCCCATCTTACGAGCAAGTCCTGTATAAACGTCATCGCCTGTAAAGTCTACTTTGCCTGCTGTTGCTTCTAAACTTTGTGTATGTGCAACAACAAGATAATCTAATTTATCTGTATAGTCTAATATTTTCATCATTGAAGCATACGGACCACCATCGTACTTGTGACGACTTAATCTTTCTTCTTCTATAGAAAATACTACCTTACCATCTTTAAGTAAACATACACCTGCATTGTGTCCTCTGGCTATTGCGGCTATCCATTGACTTGGTTTTTTCATATTAAAATCCTATATATCCTATATGCTTATAATCTATTACATTTTCTAAAATTGCTTTTTCAAAACTTAAAAGGTCTTTATTTTCATCTTTTAGTTTATTCAAAGTATTCAGTGTACTAACTTGTTTATCGTTATTTTCGTGATTAAGACCCAAACTTGGACGGATAATTTCATTCATATATTTGTAATGTTGCCAATGACTAGGATGCATTTCTACCCAGTCTTTGTTAGTCTTTGGGTCATAAAATTTGTATTGACTGTGCTTATGTTTCCATGCAAATAGTCCTAATGGTTCTAACCAGTTAGTCTTATCTATGTTTTTATAAATCTCTAATTCTTGTTTTTGTTTATACACATTTGTTTCTTCTTGAGTACTTTCTCCAAACCCAGGAAAGTCTGGCATATCAGTTCCTAGTTTTTCCATATCACCTATGCTTAACATTCTATAAGTGCAGTTTGTACTTTCTAATAATCCTTGTGTTAATATAATATTATTTTGTCCATGCATGAAGTAACTGTGTTCGTCCCAGAACGTATCAATCCAACTATCATCATAGCATTTTTCTCTGTTTAAATAATTAAAAATACTTCCTTTAGTTTTCCAACCTATATCTTCTGTATTTCTAATTGCATCACCACGTTGTAAATTACTTCTTTTAAAAGTATGCCAGTCATTTCTTATATGTGTACTCCATTGTACAATAACTGTATCGTCTTTTGTAAAATTATTTTTTATATGACACTCGGCTACACGTTCAGCAATAGCACGATTACCTAAACCAGGAAATCCCCAGTTCTCAAACTGATCAAATTCATATCCTAAGAAGTCTGCATACGTTGGCCACGCATACATTGTAAAACTACAACCAAAAACGAAAAGTCTACTTTTTCTTTTTGTCATCTTTCTTTAGTCCAGCCCCTTTCAGACAACTTTCAACAATGACCTCTTCGATCTTATCATTCATCCACATAATACCTTCATTGGTTCTGTCTGATAATTCGTCCATTGTTATTCTAATTGGACTATAGACTCTTGCACCCTCGCCCATATCTAACACATCAAATTTTTTGTTATTAGGGTAAGAAATGTTTTCTTTAAATGTACTACCAACTACGACAGTCGCTGGCTTATCTAAAGCATGAGCCATATGTTGACCTACACTATCACAACCTAAGAAATAATCTGCTTCTTCAATTATTCCTAGCCAGAATCTTAATTCTATATTTTGTGGAATAGCAATAGGTTCTTTTACTCCGTGCTTTTGGAATTCAATAGCAATCTCACTCATAAAGATAACACCAAAATGTTTAGAAAGTTTTTTTACAAGATTGACAGTATTCTCTGCTTCAAAACTTCTACCTGATGGGTCACCAATTATACCATTGTCGTTAATAGTTCCTCTACCAAAGGATTGGAACACAACAATTTTATCTTTACCTGTTTTTGCTTTAACTTCATCTACAAGTTTCTTACCAGTCATGCGTTCTTGCATTGATAATTTTATTGTAGGCTTTGATAATTCTCTAATACCCTTATTATTAATTGCAATATCATATGCTTCATGTAAATTACATTTTTGATTATAATATTCCCATACTCTATATGGTTCAGGTGTAATTAAATTTCTATCTTTTAATTTGTCTTGGAATAAATTTTTATGCCAAACATCATATGTTCTGTTAAAAAGATCTGGATGTCCTTTATAAAAATCAACTCCTCCTTCGCAAACAACCACAAACTCGTCGTCTGGGTTTTCTTCTTTAAATTTTTCTAATGCCGGAATACTTGCAATTACTCTACCTGCTCCGCCATTAATAAAAATTGCACTGCTTCTTTTATCTGTCATGTTTCAATATTTCCTTTGATATAGATACTTATTTAGAAATCCCAGTAGAACATCTGAGTTCCGGTTCTTGGCATTTGTACTTCCCATTTGCCGTTAATAACAACACCACTAGGACTACTTGTAGGTAAATCATGTCTATTACCAAACTTATCACAACAACTATCAACTGTAATAATAGGAATTCCATATTGTAAACTCATCATACGTAGATGAATATCATGCCATTCCATCCATATTTCGTCTTGATCGTTACCTCTATCGCCATTAGTACTGTGTAAGATAAGTTCAACTTGGTTTAAACTTGCTAACATAGGTAAAGAAGGTGCATTAAATCTAAAACCGTTACCCCAGAAATCATTACATATCATTCCTGTGGTTCTGACACCATTACAATAATGTGTTTTTATTGTTCCAGGCGGGTCTGCTAATACTTGGTCCCAACTGCTACTAGGACTATCTTGTCCGCCTACTATGTATTGCTTGTTTGTTGTACCTAAAAATAATCCTTCTGGATCATAATATCTTATTTGATTTTTTCTTATAGCGCCTCTATGTTCGACGTCTACCCAAAGTGTGCCTAATGCAATTCCTATGCCTAATCCTTGTGCTTTTGCTACTATCTCTGTAGCCGCAGATTGTATGCCTGTTACACCTTGTGGTGCAACTAAATCAAAGTTGGGAAAATATCCTGTTAAAGATCCTTCAGGTGTTAGTAACCAATTTACTTTATTATCCTTACACCAGTCTAAACTATCCAAAATAGTTTGTTTATTTTCTTCTATTTGTTGTGTTACAGGCATTTGTAAACCTGCAAATCTTACTGGTTGTCTTTGATTCTGTTCATCTGTTTGCATACAGATATTTACAGAATAAAAAAGGCGCCGTAGCGCCTTTTGAATCTAGTGTTTTCTAGTTAAATTGTTCCACAAGGGGAAGTTGGATAAAGGACTTTCCAAGCCGCATAACGTTGGCACTTGCTTATTTTAAATTTAGCACCTGTTCCACCGCTTGAAGTTGTGTATGTAGCATCTGCATATTCTTTTGCTTCTCTACCTACAACAATATCGTTACCATCATTTATTGCTTGATTAGATGAAATACTTATTCCTGTAATTTCACCACTTGAACCAATTGTTTTAACAGTAACTTTCATTGCATCAGCAGTTATATTATTTTCTAAATCTGCTTTTGCAAAACTTAATTCATCATCTACAGAATAACCTGTACCTGCTGTTGTAATTTCTGCATTGAAACTATCACCATATTCTACAGGTAAATCTCTTAGAGTTGTTCTAAATGTTTCCCAAGATGCTTTTGTATCTGCAGGCATATCTGATTTAACTTTATGATCAGTTCCTGCTAGTAATGAATTTCTATGTTTTCTAACGTGTGTCCATTTCACATGAGGTTGTTTCCATGGATAATGTGCTATTCCACCTTCTATTGAACTTGCAACTTTTTTCCAAGTTTTTGCATCAAAGTCATATTCAATGTCAAACTTTTCGTAAGTGTGTTCTGGTGGAGGATTTTTATATGTTAAGTATTTAGATCCATTTGGTAATGTTTCTTCTACTTGCTCTAACATTTCATCTTCAAAATCACATTCCATTAATGAACATATGATTGGATTTTGTTCACAATCAACATAAACTTTTTCTAAGTGTGGAGCAGGATTAAATTCTAAACCTTCATCGTAATCCATATATGCCGTAGGTGCTAATTTTTTTGTTTCTTTATCTATAAACACCCAAATATCTTCTGGACCATCGTAAGTGTGTGTACCTTCTAACTGCTCGTTATCGAACTGTCCAAGATACTCATCTGGTTTAGGGTAATTAAATTCTATAATTTTAAATGCCATATTTCTAACCTATCCTTAATAGTACACCACGTACACTAGTCCACCACCGCCTGGTGATCCACAACAACAAACTTCACCATATGCCTGTGCTGACATTCCGCCACCACCTGGAAATAGTCCAAAGCCTTGTGATCCACCCCAAGCACAACAACCGTTAGGTCCGTTTCTTGGTGATCCTTGTGCAACGTTTTGTGTTACATACATATTACCTCTATCATGACAGTATTGACTTAACTGTGAAGATGCCTGTGTAGCACCTAAACCAAAGTCCATACCTGAATATCCGTGTACACAGTATTCCATTCTACAACATGAGTAACAAGTTCTATACATGAAACATTCTGTACGCATAACTCTACCGCCACAGGCTCTTGCACACCAGTTACCTGATCTACATACATAAGTGTCATAACCTTGTTGACAGTTTCCTTTTTGTCTACAACAAGTAGTTCCAGCCGCACAAATTGTCATTTGTTGTCCAGCCTCTACGTCTAATGCTTTTTGTCCGTATGATCCTGATGTAGATGGGTATCCCATTTGGCAACAACATCCGCCGTCACCTGAAGCGCCACCGCCCCATAATTCAAATATTGCGTAACTAGTACCTGCAGGTACAGTCCATAAACAACATCTACCTCCATTATTTACAGAGGTTGTTGAAGTGTTATATACTGCAAGTTCTTGAGGAACAGTTGTCTCTTCAGCATATCCAAATAAAAATTGTCTTAAACTAGCCATATTCTCTCCTTATGGGTGTGCAAAGTAAAGTGTTACTAAACCGCCCATTCCTTTCGCTCCGCAATAACATACTTCGTTGTGCGTTACACCTGATGCTCCACCACCACCTGGGAATACTCCATGGTCTCCCTGGTCTTGTCCATGTGATCTATAACAACCACTTCTTGACATTCTAGTTGGTGTAGTTAAAGGTGCACTTGGTATAAACTGGTGCATATCAGAGGCACAGTGTGAAGAACCATGTCCGCCACCTGTTGTACCACAGAATGATAATGTACCGCCGTTTACACAACCGCAATTAAACTGTTGACATCCTGAGTAAGAACATCCTTGACTCCAAAAACATTTGGAAGCCGTTTCTGCTCCACCGGATACACACATACAAAAACTTCCTGGCCCACATACATAAGTTGGGAATCCTCTGCATGGATAACATCTTGAGTGACAGCAAGTACTACCTGCCGCACATAAGGTAAATTGATCACCTGCTGATGCTGTAATAATTCGTCTTGCGTAAGAACCACTTCCGCCGGCCCAACCTTGTTGGCAACAACATACACCCGCTCCTGGTCCACCGCCTCCCCATATTTCGAAAGCGACCCAAGTAACGCCTGTAGGTGCAGTCCACTGACAACATTGTCCGCCATTGTTTGCATCAGTAATATTTGTTTTATATACTCGCAAACTTCTTAATGGATCAGACCCTGCTGAACTTGTACCGTACTGTAATAAGGTCCTTAAACTTGACATCTTATTCTCCTATTAAATCCGCGCCTGGTTCTACTGGAAAGTTTACCATATGTGCTGGAAACTCATCTGCTGTACCTTTTTTAAATGTAGCAGGTAAATCTCTCAATGCTTGTCTGTAAGTTTTCCAAATTGTTTTTGTTGCTTCTGGCATATCTTCTGCAATCTTGGCATCTGAAGCCGTAAGCAAATTATTTCTAACGATAATTAGTTCATCCCATGAACTCCAAGGTTGTTTCCAAGCCATTGTCCAAGTACCACCTGTGTAAGTTGTACCATCTGCTGACAATGTACCGTCCTTGTTATAAACACAATCATCTAATTCGTATGTATGGTCAACATCAGTTGGGTTTGGTCTCTCGTAAGTAGTTCCATCTGGCAAATTAACTACTAGTTGAGTTTGATCTTTTACTGTTTCCCATTCTGTTGTGTCCCATAAAGAACATATTGTTGGATCAGTAGCACAATCAACTTCGATCTTGTACTGATCTACTGGAGTTGGAAATTCTGATCCATTCTCCTCGTCTGTAAGCAATAATCTACTTCTAGTAGATTTGCCCGTGTCTTTATCTACGAATATCCAAATCTTATCCGGGCCTTTAAACGTTGCTTCAGCGGTCTTGCTGTCATTACTTGTCTGTGCCAGATAATCATCAGGGATATTATAGGTAAAGTCTTTTTCAATTATAGTATTTGGCATAATTTGATTCTCCTATTTCCCTTTCCTAACTATACGATATTTTAACTGCGCCGGCTTGTCCCCAGCCTCCCCAACAGCATGGTTCGCCACAAGCCGCGCCTGAGCCTCCACCACCGCCTGGGAATTCTGCAAGACAACTAAAACACGATCCTGTGTTTGTAAAGTTTCCTGCACACCAGTCTTTACTTCTTCTTTGTCCACCAAATATTGGTGTACCACCAGTCCAATTCCACATTTGATTGTGGCAGTACTGAGATCTTTTTGAACTACCTGTTACTCTAGGTAAACCCCAATCACCTGTTCCGCAACTATATACGAAACTAGGATGACAAGTGTAAGCATCAGTAAAGCAACATTGTTTTCCACCGCAACCACCCGGTGCACACGTTGTTGGAATACTTGATCCTGTTACGAAACTTGGATAGCCATCGCCGCCTAAACATCCGTGACAACAACAAGGAGTAGAACCACCAGCACAAACCGTATATGTGCAACCTGCCGCTGTTGAGACTGTTCTTATCGCGTATGCTCCACCTGAGGCTGGTCTATTTGGAAACTGACAACAGCATCCGCCACCGCCGCCTCCGCCGCCGCCCCATAGTTCAAATGTAGCGTTAACTTTTCCTGAAGGTACGGTCCATAAGCAACATCTTCCGCCGTTACCTATACTGTCATTCTTTGTATAGACCCATAACTGTTGTGTCACACCACCTTTAACGGGTGCTACGTCACTTAAAAATGCTCTTAATGATGACATCGTACTTCCTTCTCCTAATTCTTATGTTCCACTAATGATCCAACCGTAAGTTGCACCTGTATATACAAGTGTTACTGCAACGTTGTTGACATCAAGTGTTAAATTTTCTGCAAGGTTCTGTATTTTTGCACCGTTTCTTGCTACTGTAATGTTACTATTGTTAGCAACACCAGTTACATCAATAATCTGAACGGTGTCGTTAACTAACAGTGACGTAGAAAGAGGAAGTGTAATAGTGAACCCGCCAGTTGTACAAAGAATTCTGTCATTAACTACTGCTTGATATGTAGCATTGACCTCTTTAACAACTGTACCTGCTGTTCCTGTGGTTGTTATGTATCTTCCCATTGTTTTATCCCTTTATCCTTATTAGTATTTAGCATTATGCAGTTGTTTCGATTCCGAAAACAACGGCGCTAACGTTAACGGCAGATGAGTACACTACCAATTTCTTACCAGCATCCATTACGATACCGCTTCTCTCTAACACCCCTTTGGCTAATACTTCTACATCGTACTCAATGTACTCGCCATTTGTTGGTGTATCATTTACTGCAACCGCCATTCTGACTGATATTGCACTATTACCTCTATTGCATAACGAACACGTAACAACCCCATAAGTTGATGCGGGAACGGTATAAACGGTAGTTAGTGTACCAGCGGCTAAATCTGCGGCGCCTAGTCTTCCTGTTGCCATAGTTCTATCTCCTTTATCCCATTAAAAACATATTTAGTGCAACCGGCGTACCATCAATTCCACCCTTGAAATTCATAGTCGCGTTTACGTTGATCGGAACAACTGTTGTTGTAGTAATTTCCTGACCGGAAATTTGTACTAAACCAGCAGTAATCTGGTTCACGTTCAATGTAGATGCACCACCACCAATTTGTGATGTGATATACGTCTTAATTGCTTTTTGTGTTGGCACTATACTATCACTATTTGCCGCGAACGCTCCGTCTGTGCTAAACTCATTAATTGTAGCACCTGTTGAACCTAACGCAACTGATCCCAGTGATAATTCTTGTAGACCGCTAATATTAAATGCATCTGCATTTAGGGTCGCAACTCCAGTACTCTGTTCAACTGTAAATAGTCCGCCAACTCTAAAGTTACCATCTTGGTCAGTTGAAGTAAAGAACACTCTACCACCATCACGTTCTCTAGTTTCGTTTGCCGCAACTGGATTCTGTAATGGAATGTTTGGATAGTTGGTATTAGTAAAGTTACCTGTACCAATATCCAAGAAGTCATGTCCTGTTAATCTTACTTGTGAGTACCTAATTCTTATTGTTGTATCTTGATAGTGTGCCGGAGCCTGACTAACTGATACGTTTGGTGAAACTTGTAATGTAGCACTATAAGGTCCTTGTCCTAACAAGTTAGTTATGCTAACAAGTTTAAACACTGTATCACTTATGTTACTAAACTGTACGTTTGATCCTGCTGTTGGATTGTTTGCCATTCCAACTACTGTTACGTATTGTCCTGATTGGAACTGATCTCTAAATCCACCACCATACTTCATCTTACCGCCTGATAGGTAAGTTCCATACGCACCACTTAATGTTCCGTCAATACCATCAGTTAATGCTGGATCTCTATACAAGTCAACATTATTTGCATCAATATATTTTGCAAAGTAAGTGTTACTATTAATTTGAATAGTTCCAACAATTTCTATAAACGTAACTTTTTGTCCATTTGTAACTGTATGTCCGCCACTTGCTGTAACTCTAATTGGATTATTTAAAGTAACACCTGTAACATTTGTTTCTGTCAATGTAGCAGTAACCAACGCACTTGCAGTTTCAAATGCTTGACCTCTACCTGCATTTGTTCCACCTGCGTAAGTAGGTTGTGCTAACACACCGTCACCTATTCTAACTTGAGTCGGTGCTTCTGTTGTATTGTTTGGATCAGTAATTGTAATTGCAGGAGCAGTTAAATATCCTTGTCCTGGTTCCCAAATTCTAATCTGTGAAATCTTTCCATCAACCACTGTTGGTCTTGCTAGTGCTTTAATACTTGTACTTGAACCATCACCAGTTGGTGCCGCAAAAGTAATTCTTGGCTCAATCTCGTATGCAGTAGTACTATCTAATAATGATAATATTGATTCGCCTAGTACATGGTCCCAACCTGCAGTACCATCTGAAACTTTTCTTACTGTTGCAACTTTTGTACCTGAGTTATATGTATCAATGTAAGCATATTGTCCTGCGCCAAGTCCTGCTTTAATAAAGATTCCCATTCCTACTAATGCTCCTGATGTATTTGTATCAGTGTTTGAAATTGTAATCTGTGTTGCATTACCTATCTGTGCATTGTTACTTACAAATTTGTAATCAGCACCACCCAAGTTACTTGGATCCGCTACTGTTTCTAATAATCTAACTTCCATTACTCCGCCTGTTCTATAAACCGGAGTAACTGTACCTAAGTTATACCCTTCACCTGTTATGGCTATGTTTGCAGTTCCACCTCCAAGATCATAATCTCGTCCAGCATTTAGGTATTCTAGTGTTAACACTCTTTCGCCATCAGTAGTTACGTTAGCAACTGTTGCCTGGCCTGCTTTGTTATCTACAAATCCTGTGATTGGAATTTCTGTTGCGTCTACACCTTCTGCAACACAACCAAAATCACCATATGATGAGTTACCGTTTGTAGCACGTATCTTACCGCCGTTTTCTGCTAGGTATCCAATGTGTCCGTAGTATGAGAACACGGAAACAAGTTCTGATCTACCTAAGTTTGTTACCCATACACCAATACCATCTGATAGTACCTGTGTAAAGTCATTAGCAACAACAGAGTCATTACCACCTGCGTGTAAGTCACCGTCAATTTTTAATCCTATACATCCAGTTCCAAATGTTGTAACGTTTTGTACATAACAAGATTTGTTTTTGACCCAAACATCTTCATGTGATGGTCCCCAACCTGGATCCAACGACACAAATGCTCCTGCACTTGGACGTTTAGTACCAAAGGAGTTTGCCGCTCCTAATGTACCACTCAATCCGCTTATTGTACAGTTTCTTAAACCAGTACCGTTTCTTACTAAGAACATATTTTGTAAAGTAGAACCACTTACACTATTTGCATAAAGTTGTCCTGCTCTAATTGCCATGTATGTTCCATCATAAACTATATCATGTTGTACTGCTTCTACATATCTTCTTACGTCTCTCTTACAAGCCGCTTGAGCAGTAGCATCAAAACCAGTGTATCCTGGGAATGTATTTAAAATGTAATTTGTTACATCTTCTGCAATAAAATCTTTGTTTTCTTCTAATCTTAATACAGCATTTTTTACACCTAACTCTTGATTTGGACTCATCTGTCCTTTCATTGTAGGATTGACTGCTGTTGAATCACTTACAACATTAAAGTTAATGTAATCGTGTATAGCATCTACAACTGCTTCTGCTTTTGTAACAGCCGCGGCATCACCTGCCGGGTGTGCTGTATCCTGTGTTAAAGGATTGTTTGTTTGTTTTGTAATACTTGTATTAAGAATGATATTATCAATGATAGATTTCATATGAAGAATACCATATAAACTAAATGCAGTATCATCTGAACTTGTTAGTTGACCTGCTGGAGTAATTTTTGTTGAACGTAGTTCGTCACCTACAACTGCACAACTTTCTGGAATTACCATTGGAAGTACTTCTGCAAATGTTCCTGTCTTAACAAATAATGTATCGTTTGCAACTATCTCTGCTGGAATACCTCCGCCACTTGCTAACGAAACTGCACCTGCTGTTGCACTTACAAATAAGTGAGCATAGTTACCATCAGGATTCTTTCCAACGTTTACTCTAATTGTTGTTCCTGTTGTACTTGTAACTGAAATTGGTGTTGCGTATGCTGGATCAGTTGTCCTTGGATATGTGTGGTTAGTTGCATGATCATCTTTAGCACAAGTAAATGTTAAACTATTTGTTTTTAAAATAATTTTTGTGTTTACTGGTAAAGTGTGTGATCCAATAGTTAGATCCATGTCTCCTGTAACACCGTTATAAGTTGCCGCTGTAACATTGTAAGTTGTGCTTGTTGCACTATTTGCCACTAATGCTGATCTTGAAATATCTACTAAACTATCTACAACTGTTTGTGCTCCTGGTTCTTCTGAAATAGTTGCATTTTTAATTTGCAACGTTGCAGGAGATACACTCATTAAAGTTTGATAATTTGTACTTGGAGTGTTTTGTGTTAATATATCATCAATTAAAGTTTTCATGTAAACTAACATTGCCGCCCACTCAGTTGTAAGTGAACTGTTAGTTACATAATAACTAAATGAATTTGATCTAAAGAAACTTAAAGCAACTTGTCTTGATTTTCTATTACCGCCATGACATAGATCAAACTCAACACCATCTAACAAGTGTCTTAAATCTCTTGACCAGTTAGCCGCTGTGTATGTAAATGAAGCACTAAACGGACTTGCGTTAGTTGAAATTTGTCTATCAACCCATGCTAAAGTTTCAGCAACAATAAATGCTTTGTTTCTTTTAAATAATTCTGTTGCATAAGGTTTTCTTGCACCTTTTTCAATTTGTTGTAAACCAAACTGTACAGTTTTGAAAGGTTTATCAAGTGTTACACCATAAGCGGGAACGACTTGATCTAATCCTGTTGATGCTACATAATAAACTGCTTCTATCTGACCAAAGTAACCCCACACTGGGTCTGTACCAGCGTCATTTACTTTTAATACCTGTCCTGGAGAACCAATAGCAAGTCTAGTTGGACCTGAACCACCGTAGTAAACAAGGTCACCACGTGTTGTTAAGTTACCTGATTCAACACCACCACTTAATAGATTCCATTCACTACCATCTAAATCTTGGTCTGGTCTATTCTGTGCTGTTACTTGATCTGATGTGTGTTCTGCTACACAAACATAAGAGTTAATATTGTTAATACCTCTAACAACATCACCTTTATCATAGTATGTTCCATTAGTCCAAGTATTCTTCCAATAGAAGCCTTGGTTTAATTTATCCCATTTTGTATTGTCCGGTGGTCTGTTACCAACACCATCAGCAATCGCCAAGTATGTCCAGCCACCTACTCTTACAACATCTCCAACTTTATAATTTGTTGTGTTATTGTAATCACCTTTTAAACTAAATCCTGTTGTAAATAAATCCCAGTTTGATGTATTGTTGTAAGGTGTTGCGGCATAGTTATTTGTTTTTGAAATATAAGAATAACCACCGTAAGTAACAACGTCACCTGGTTGATAGTTTACGTTATTTTGCCAACTGTCTTCAAATTCTAAACCTGGAACAAATATTGCCCAGTTACTTTCATCAGCGGCAAGTGTAGTTGTTGAAGTATGGAATGTAGTACAAATCCAAATGTCTCCACCATACTTAACTAAATCATTAATTTTATATCTTGTTGTAGTTGCCCAGTTACCTTTGTATTCAATACCTTTGTGTAGGTAATCCCAACTTGATTGATTCGCTTCTAAACCAAGTGCAACGTTTGCCGCGGCAGTGTGTCCTGCGTTACAAACATAAATTTGTCCACCGTATTTGACAACATCATTAATTCTATATCTTGTTGTAGCACCCCAATCGCCTCTCCACTCAAGACCTCTTGCAAATGTATCCCACTTTGCATTATCTAATTCTAAACCATCGGAAGTTGAAGCCGCCGAAGTGTGTTTTTCTGTACAAAGATATAAATCACCACCATATGCTATGATGTCATTTATTTTGTATCTTGTACTTACTCCCCAAGCACCTTTCCAATCAAAACCTTCTGACCATAAATCCCATTTGGATTGATCTAATTCTAATCCGTCTGATGTAGTACTTGCTGAAGTGTGTCCAGTGTTAGCAATATAAAGTAAACTTCCGTACTTTACAATATCATTTGGCTTATAAACTGTTGATAATGCCCAGTCGCTTTTCCATTCTTGACCGTCTGCTAGGTTGTTCCATTTAGTTGCTTGGTCTGTTTCAAACGTGCCAGAAGCAGTGTGTCCAAGAATACAAATGTAAGTTCTTCCACCATATCTGATTACGTCATCTTTATAGTATTGTGTCGCAGATACCCACGCACCTTTCCATATAAATCTGATTCTACCTAGTTTAAATTCTGCCATTTTTGAAACCTATCGCTTTCTTAAATATATTTATCATTATCTTAAATTCCTATAAACCATAGCCTTGCTCCTGTGGAGTAGTAGGATCACCCTCGTCTATATTCGAAAATATTCCTCCTGCTGTAAAATACGTCATTGCCGCCATAGATCCGTCAATTCCCTTCTGGAAATTCATTTTTACCGGTACTTGTATGGTATTTCCACTGGTTGTTGTAATTTGATTACCTATGACTTTGACTTCTCCTGATATTAATGCGTTAACATTAACGTTTACACCACCACCTGATATTCTAGAAGCAATATAAGCCGCTACTGCTCTTTGTGTTGGTACAATTTCATTACTATTTGCGGCAAATGTGCCATCTTTACTGAATTCTTTAATAAGTGCGTTTGTTCCACCAAGTGTTACACCACCTAATCTAAGTTCTGTTAATCCATCAAGTTTGAAGTAACTTGCATTAAGGGTAACAATACCTGTGCTTTGTTCAACTTCAAATAATTCACCAACTCTAAAGTTACCTGCTTGGTCTGTTGATGTATAAAATACTCTACCACCATTACCTTGTGCAGTTTCATTGAATGATTTGTTTTCATAGTTAATATCAGGTATTAACAACGGATAGTTAGATTGAAGTTCATCACCTCTACCAATTTCTAAGAAGTCGTGTCCTGTTAATCTAACCTGACTGTATTTTTGTCTAATAATAAATGTTTCTTCATGGTTAGGAGATTCTGCCCTATCTATAGTTGGACTAATTTGTAACGTTGCTTGTAAATTAGGTTCACTACCAGTTTTATTTGTTACTGCTTGAACACTATAAACAACATCATTAATTTCATTTATGTATAAATTATCTCCAGGTCCTGGTTCTCTTGATAAATCTTTAACAACAATATTTTCACCTAGTTGGTATTGATCTCTATAACCATCACCAGTTACTGTTACTGAAATATTTAAATATCCTGTACCTCTGTTAGTAAATTCAATTGGTCCACAAACTCCTGTACCTAATCTTACTTCATAAGTCACTGATGTTTGTTTGTCTGGATCTACAATACTTAAAGTTGGTGCTGATCCTGTGTATCCTGAACCTGGTTCAATAATAGTAAATTCACTTATTCTATTACTTGCTAATTGAGGAATAAGTCTTGCTCTTGCACCGTATTCAATTGTTGTTATCTGTGATACTGTTCCGTTTTGTATTGGAAAGAATTGTGGTCCACTTGTACGTGAACTACCTGCACCTATTCCAACATACGAACCACCTAATGATGATTTGTTGTCCCATAAGTTTCCATCTGGAGATACACAAACTTGTCCATTAGCACTTATTGCCACAAACACACCTTGTTGGTATGAAACAAAAAAGTTATCTGCCGCAGGAGTATCTTCACCCATTAACCATTGTGTGCTTCCTGCCGCAACACTTTTATTTGTTAGACTGTAGAAAAATTTATTATTTACAGTTGAAATATCGTTTGGTGAATCATATGCCGCCGCTACAAATCTTCCGTTACCAAAACATAAACTTGCAACATCATATTGTACTGCTCCTAAGTCAGGTCCTGATGACCATGAACTTCCATTATCTATACTTTCCCAAGTATCACCTGCTTGGTTCATTGCTATCCATTTGTCATTACCGTAAGCAAGGAATTTAACATTACTAAAGCCTGCCGCAACAGTTGTCCACGTATCTCCATTGTTAGAACTTACGTAAGCATTGGATTGTGAATCTGCAATAGCAATATGATAACCGTTACCATATCTTATTGTATTATATGTATTTGTTGGTAAACTACCAGCACTTGACCAGTTAGTACCGTCTCCTGATTTTCTTGTGTTACCTGCACTATCAATTGCTACAAAAAAGTTATTTCCTTCTGCAACTGACACATAAGGTAAGTTAGTATAACTTGCCGCATTGTTCCAACTAGTACCATCAGTTGTCCAAATCATACTGTTGTTTCCAACACCAACTGTTAATCTGTTACTGCCTATTTTCTGATAAGCAAATTCTTTTACATCAGTACCTGAAGGTGTATTGTAATTGTTAGCATTGTAAGGTGGCTCACTAACATCAATTCTTGGAGTGATTTGATATCTAGTAGTTTCATCTAAAACTGTTTTAATAGGTTGTCCAGGTAATAAGTGTTCCCAACCAGCAACACCGTCTGCCTGTCTTGCTATTGTCATTCTTTTGTTACCTAAACTTACTGAACTGATTTTAAATGTTACGTTTGCACCTTGACCACCAAAGTCAACATTAGTGTAAGTAATAATATCATCTGCTAGGTTATTTTTTCCAACTGCTGTTACTGTTACTGTTACATCGCCTGTTGCATCAACTGTCAAAGTTACTGTTGGTGGAGTAGCAAGACCGTTACTACTTGTACCAGTTTTTCCTGTGTATGATCCTTCAACTCTAACTGCGTCAGTGGCACTTGTTACTGTTCCTGCAATGACTCCGCCTGTATTCCAATCATAACTTGTTATGTAACCATACTGTCCTCTACCTTCACCTTCAACGATAGTTAAAAGTTTGTTTAGATAATATAATTCGTTGTTTACATCAGAGTTTGCAATATTAATACTAAGGCTATCACCAAGTTGTGCTCTGTTGTTTACAAAAGTATATCCGGCACCACCTGCTATACTTGAGTCACCTGGGTCAACAACTCTAACTTCCATGATACCGTTGTCTCTAAATTCTTTTAAGTTAGCCGCCGCATTCAAACCTGATCCTGTAATAGCAACTGTCCCACTTGTATAGTGATTACCTGCATTACTATAACCAACTGTAAATAATTGATTTTCATCATTAAACACTTTACTGACTGTTGCTTCTCCGGAGTAGTTGTTTATTTTTCCTGTGATTGGAGTTTCTGTATTATCAAATCCAATTGCTACAGAACCAAAGTCACCATATGAATTGTTACCATTAGTTGCACGTACCTTACCACCATCCGTACATAGATAACCTATATGACAATAGTAAGTAAACACAGAAACAAGTTCTGCTTTACCTTCACCACTACACCAGAAACCAATACCTTGTTGTATAATCTGTGTAAAGTCGTTAGCGACAACTGATTTGTTACCAGCACTGTGTAAGTCGCCATCAATTCTTAAACCTATACATTTTTCACCGAACGTTGAAACGTTTTGTACATAAGTTGATTTGTTTATAATATGTACACTTGTATCGTTTGGACCATCACCTGGATCAAGAGCAACAAAGGCTCCGCCAACTACACGTTTCGTTTGATAAGCATCTTCCGCCGAAAGTGTACCTTTTAATCCTGCCAATGTCATGTTTCTAATACCGCAACCATTACGCACTCTAAACATATCTGAAGTTTCAAATGCAGAAGTTGCCGGTTCAATTCTAGTTGAACGTAGTTCGTCACCTACGATAGCAACGTCTGCCGGTACCTTGATAGGTAATTGTTCTTTGTATGTTCCTGTCTTAACAAAAATTGTTGCAGGAGATCTAGTTGCTTCATCTTGGAAAATGTGATCACAAGCATACTTAACACTTGCAAAAGGAGCCGAGTCAGATAAACCTCTACCTGTATCTGTATTATCTATTCCGTTAGTTGCAACATAAAATACGTTTGCAACTGCACCTAAATCTTCGTATGACGGTATAGTATTAATTACTTTTAATACATCTCCTGGATTACCAATTCCTCTTCTTACAGTGCTTGTTCCATCATGTGATCTAATATCACCTCTGTATTGAAGTACATTTGTTAGTCCACCCTGAATAACTTTAGTCCAGTAATTTTCTTGAGTGTAATCCATATCAAGGTCTGGTCTTGAACCTGATGTAGATGCTGTATGACGTTTAACACATCTATACAATGTACCTTCGTATGTTACAATATCACCTAAGTAATAATTTGTTGGAGATAAACTAATAGGATCTGCTTCAATCCAAAAGTCTTTCCAATGATCACCTGTAATTAAAGTTTGCCAATTATTTCCAGACTGTCCTGTGTTCCATACACCAGTACCATACATTCCTGAATGATTATCACATACTGGATATAATTGTTTGTAAGCATCTCTTGGTACTGTAATTTTTACATATCTAACAGTTGCACTATTAAATCCACTACTGTAATCTTGTGCGTTTAAATAATCTGTACCATCTAAATGATAAACGACTCCTGGTTGATAATAATTGTAAGTACTATCATTCCAATGTCCGTTACTAACTGTACTAATATACATCGGGTGCGTATTATTACTTGTAGCAGATTGATTAAAGATGTAAGTATTGCCTTCAATTAAAGTAAGTGTTGCTTCTGCTACACCATCAATATAATATCTATTTCCTGAACCTGGATTTCCAACTGTCACTGCATAAGTTGTTGTTGTTAATGAATCATCTGGTTCACTACCTGTGCTATCTCTTAAAGCAATAAACACATGACCATTTAATCTTACAACGTCTCCAGTTTTATATGCAGTTGTATTTCCCCAGTCTGATGCAGTATCTTGTGTTGATTGATCTGAATTATATGATGCACCAACTCTGTAACCTTGTGTTAAAAGTTCCCAATCGCCCGTGTCTTGAGCAAGTAAATTAGCACTTGGTACTGAAGACGTATTAACTGTTAATGCTGTATAACTATATCCACCATAAGTTACAATGTCTCCTGGTTGGTAAGTTATAGTATCTTGCCATTGGTTTTCAAATCCTAATCCTGGAATCCAAGTACTAAAGAATGCTGTAGAAAACTGTGTTCCTGGAACGTGTGCAGTAGTACATCTAAATAATGTTGGACCATAACGTACAAGGTCACCAAGTTTAATTTTTTTACTTACTTCTAGTGTTTGTGATCCAACTGAATCTCCACTAAACGTAACTGGATCTCTACCTATTATTGCATCATCTTTGTTAAGGTGGAAACTAATATTTGTTGCATCTACATATCTAAAATAATAAAATTTGTCAGCAATAAGTGACGTATCTTTTGTACCTGTGGTTGTATATTTTAAAATACTTCCGTTGTCGTCTGCTGTATAGTTGTGTACACAGGTTGCAGATGATCCTGAAAATGATGAAACATTTAAATCTTGTCTTGCTAACCATTCGCCAATATATTCAATGCCGTCAACTAAAGTTTCCCATTTGGCATCATCAGGCTCAATACCTAAATTATCATCAGCCTGAGCAACGTGTCCTGTTACACATCTTTTTGTAATTCCACCATATCTAACAATGTCATGATTGAAATATCTTTTACCAGGCGTCCAATCACCTTTCCAAGTATCTGTTTCTAATACAGTAATCCATTTAGCAATATCTAATTCAAGACCAGTAACAGTGTTAGAACTTGTATGTGCTGATGTACATCTGTAAAGGATGCCACCATACTTAATAGTGTCGCCTATTCTATATTTTGTAAGAGGTTGCCATTCAAATCTCCAATTATCTGAAGCATCTAAAATTTTCCAATTACCAATATCTGAATCACCAATTTCTCCATTGTCATATAAATGGAAATACTGGCCTTCGTTTTTATGTTTGTTACCTGTGTCTGCTTGATTGTAATCGTAGTAATAAATTTTGTCTGGTGGATTGCTAGGAACAATAAATTTTACTTTTCTATCTGATGCCGCCGCAAATCCACTTAGGTAACTTGCAAGTGTAACCACACTGCCATCTAATAGATAAGTTACGCCATTCCCGTAAACTGAACCACCATTATGATGTCCGTCCCAATATGTACTTAATACCATTGGGTGTGCTGTTCCACCGAATGTTGCATTAGAACTATCTGTTTGATCAAATAAGTATTGATGTCCTTCTACTAAACTTAAAACTCTATTTTCAGTTCCTGCTAGATAAAAGTTTCCAGCCGCTTCTGAAACATTAATTGTTCCGCCTCTGTTTGCACTACTATTTGAAAAGTAATATAAAGTAGTTGGAGCATTTGCTGGTACTTGGAAAATAACTTTTCTTGATGTTGCCGCGGCAAATCCTGCATCATAATTTATTCTTGTTACCGCAGTACCATCTAGTTCGTATGTTACTCCAGTTTCGTAATAAGTTCCTGTTGTGTTTGTTCCGTCAGCAGTTATACTAAAAGCCAACGGATGAATTTTTGTATTCCAAGTTTCGTTGCTACCTGGTGATTGATCAAATGTATAAGTTTTTCCTTTTACAAAACTTACAGTTGGTGCTTGAACATCATCTAAGAAGAAGTAACCATCAGTTTGTGATGGACTTCCTTGTTCAACTGTTACAACATAATCTTTATCTTCTGGAGTATTGACTGTATCATTTCTTGTAAGAACAGTATAAGTTGTTGCTGAACTTGGCACTGTGTAAGTGCTTGAATCATGTCCAATGATACATTGGTATAGTTGCCCACCGTATTTTACAATGTCATTTACTTTATAATATGTACCTGGTTGCCATGTGTTTTTCCATGAAACACCATCAAGCATTTGTGTCCATTTAGGATTTGTACTATCAAATGCATCTGTGTAAAAGTCTGTTCCTGCAACCGTGTCGTCAACTGATGTGTGTCCGAATATACAAACGTAAATCTTACCACCGTATGAAACAATGTCGTCTTTGATATAGGCAGTTGTCGATGCCCATGCACCTTTCCACCTAAAGCGTATTCTATCTAGTTTAAATTCGGCCATTACTCTTGAACTCTTTCACTTAATTTAATGTATTTATCGTTGTACATTATGGACTTACTCCGTTAGGATAATCATATTGTTCATTTACTCTAACTGTTAGTTGTCCTTCACTATCGACATAATAAAATAAACTTCTGTCATCCCATCTGTATTGTTCATAATTTAGATTCTCGTAAGTTTTATTATGTTCCTCATCTCTACCAGAATAAAACTCTATTCCTCTTTGGAAATCTGGTAAATTTTGTGTAGGATCACCTGGCTTGTTAACTTGTACACCATCAGTCGTTTTCAAAGCATCTGCTTTAATTAAGTACAAATCTCCATCGTCAGTTCGTCTCAAACCATAAAAGTATCTTGCACCCTTTACGGTTGCATTTACAGTTTGTATGTTATTTCCTACAGTAAAAGAACTCACTTATTTTCTCCTTACGTTACAATATTCATAGTATTACCCATGTTCGAGTGTGCCGTACATTGGTAATATAAAGTATTAGGAGCATTCATTGGTACAGTAAAAAATTGTGTACCTGTTTTACTTCCTGATACGCCGTCTGTGTATGCTGATCCACCATTTGTAGTTCTAATTTCAAATGGGTGTGAACCACCTGTTGAATTTATAAACACATAAGTCATCCCTCTCATCAAGTATAACAAAGGATCATTTTGTGTTGTTGGAAATCCTGGTCCTTGGAAAGTATAATCTGAAGATCCATTTGCTCCAATATACCAACTTACTCTTGGACCGTTTACAACGTCCCAACTTGAACCATCATATGAAATGCTATCACCTGCTCTGGCTCCTGATGTATCAACATCAGTCAAAGCACCAAGTGTAGTAGCACCTAAACTTCCATTGAAACTAACTGTTAATGTATCACCTGATACTGCTGTTGTGATATTTGAACCACCTGCAATAGTAAGTGTATCAGTTAATGTGTTAGCAGTTGTTGATCCACTATCACCTGAGAAAGTTGCAAATAAGTTTTGGTCTGTTGATTGATCCGCAACAAATTCTAAACCAGTTCCGTCTGATTTAACTTTTACAAATCTGTTTGCCGCTCCTGTAAACGCACCTGGTGTGTCAGATAAGTTTAAGAAAGCACCACCAAACAATGTTGGAGTGTTTGTAAAGTTATTATAATTTAAGTAGTAAGAACCATCTTGACCATCAAGTGTATCAGCATCAGTTCCGCCACCGCCTGATGTTACGTCAGCCGCTGGTGCCCATTTTGCCCCATCCCATTTTAAAACTTGTCCAGTACTTGGAGCAGATGTTGTTGTATCAACATCACTTAATGCATCAATTGAAATAGTTGCTACTTCTGAGGCTGTGATTGCTGTTACAAATTCTAAAGCGGTTGCTCCTGCATTCACTCTTAAAAGTTTTCCTGCATTAGATGTAAATGCCGCTGGTGTATCTGATAAGCCAGCGAATGTAGCCGATCCTCCACCGCCTCCTGCTACTGCATCTGGTTTCCATGTTCCTAAACTTTGATCCCATACAAGACTGTCACCGTTAGTTGGAGTAGTATTAGCGACGTTTGACAAATCACCGATAGTCTTGTTAGTGTCAAGCATTTTGACCCATGCATTGTTATGAGCATAGTACACACAATTATCTGCTGTTACTTTTGCAATAGCACCATCGTATGTTGTTGCTGAAGGTAGGTCGCCATAAGCGGCATACTTAAATGTAATTTTATTACTTCCTGTCGATAAGTCAGGTGCACTATTAAATACTCCATTCGTTACCGTTGTTAGGTTCGTTCCATCTCCTAATGCTGTATATAACTCTGTGAAGTTATTATTAATTTTAACAGCACCTGAACGTAGGTTATCCCCTTGTCCATCGTTTGGAAGTACACCTGTGTTAACTGCTTGTTTTGCCATCTTTCATCTACTCCTATGTTTTGTCGTATGTCAAACTATTGTTATCAAATGTATATCCTGTTTCGTCCCAACCAGTTGATACACCACTTCCTTCATCTTCGGTTGTGTCTGCATAAGTGATCGTTCCTGCATCAGCGTCTTGGTTGACACGTACAACTAGTTCACCTTCATTGTTAATGTAGTAAACTAAATTCGCATCGTCCCATCTAAACTGTTCGTAGTTTAAATTTTCATATACTAAATTATGATTGCTATCTCTACCATCAAAAAATTCATTTCCTTCTTCAAAGTCTGGATAATTTTTTACAGGATCACCAGACTTATTAATAATTAATGAGTCACTTCCTAATTGATCAATCTTAGCAAGAAATAATTCTCCATCATCGGTTCTTCTCAAACCATAAAAGAATCTTTCACCTAATCCGTCAAAGATTAAGTCGCTTGGATTAGGACCAACATAAAAAGATCCACTCATTATACAATCTCCACGTAACTCATGATGACATCTAAACTTGCATCAATGTTACTTTGTGCGAATATCACATTCGTTGCAGGCAATACTAATTTTTCACCACCGTTCAATGCTTTCAAAGTTGAGTTCGGTGGAACAAGTACATCTTTGAGATAATATCCTGTGACAGAAGTGTCATCGCTTATTAAGATACTTACTGAAATAACACTTGCAGTTAAATTACAAAGTGCAAGTCCAATTACCGTAGTCTTTGTAGAAACACCTGTAGTATAAATCTCTACTGCTTGTTTTCCTACATCTTTAATTACTTTATTTTTAAAAAACGTTGCCATTCACTTATCCCATTATTATCGCAGTTTGGATTGCAATATTTTCTGCGTCCAAGGCCGAAACTGCACCTGAACTACCTGCTACTGAAACCCAGTTATTACTTGCATCGTATATTTCTACTCTATCGTCAGCGGTATTAAATCTCATCATTCCTAAAACTGGAGTTGGATGTCTATTAAAGTTGTTACCTGTTGGTATTACAAATCCGCCTGTGCCTTCAATTTTGAAATATCCTGTGCCTGATTGAGCCAAAGTTGTTACACCACCGGCTACATTATTAGTTATCGAATTTGCATTAAAACTAAAGTTTTCTACATTTACCCCACCACTACCATTAGCAACAAGGTTCAAATCTCCGTTGGTTACGGTAGTTGTAATAGTATCTCCACTGATTTCAATCTGATCTACACTTAATTTTGGTATATCAAATCTTTGTGCGTTTGCTGATGCAACCAAAGTACCACCAGCATAAAAATTTAATGTGTCATCATCTGATCCTGGTGATGTTTCAGGTGAAATATATGTGTCTTGGTCTAAGTCATATAAACCATTTAGTGCAATCCAGTTTCCATCATATCCTTCAAATACATTTGTATCAGTGTTATATCTTATCATACCTACCACAGGAGTACCTGGTCTTTGTGCAGTTGTCCCTGCAGGTAATCTTATACTTCCTGTACTATCAAAGTGTACAGTTTCTGAAGCAGGATCTAAAACCATGTCACCGCTTAGGTTTCTAATTGTGTTAGTGTTAAATCTTAAATTATCAATTACAACATCACCTGTGCCGTTCGCTCTTAATTCTAAATCTGTATTTGAATCAGTAGTTGTAATGTAATTGTCATCAATAGCAATACTGTCAACGTTTAATCTTCCTGTGTATAAATTTGACCATTGTTTTGTTGATGAACCTAAATTATAAATTCCGTCTGTGCTTGGTACTAGATCACTTTCAATACCTGCTGTTATTTGTATTGTGTCTGATGCCGCATCACCTATTGTAATATTTCCGCCAATAGTTAAGTCACCTGATACATCTAAGTTTCCTGTAATAGACACATTGTCATTAAAATTAATTTTACCTGATGCATCAATATTTAAATCACCCGATAGTGATTCAACAATGTTTGAACTTAATTTTACATTTCCAGTTTGGACTTTTGATCCATCAATAGTAGTTGTACTAGAACCATCTGTAAAAGTTACGCCAGTTGTAGTATCAATATTAAAGTTTGCATTTGTAAAGTTTACTGTACCTGTCTGTTGATCAACATGGAATAAATCACCAACTCTAAAATCACCTTTATGGTCAACTGAATTAAAATAAACTCTTGCACCATTAAGTTCAGTTGTTTCTTGTGCTTGAATAACCTGTGTTGGATCATTGTCAACTTCTTTGCCTAAACCAATGTATGCAAAGTTTGTACCAATTAGGTACATTGTTACACCGTTACCACTACCATATGCTCCGTAGTTTCCGTATATACAAGCACTTGCTATGGATCTAATCTCTCCACCAAAGTCTGTATAGTCAACCAAGTCCATAAATTTAGCAGTTGCGCCATTACCACATCTAATATCCTGTTCGTATATACCGTCATCAGTAAATGTTGTTGATGCATCTGTTTGGTCATTAAATCTTAAAACTAATCTTACATATTCATCGTTAGCAATTTCACCTGTTGGTGGTGTAAAGTTTCCAGTGTATCTGTTTATTCGGGATACTCTGATGTCGTCCATGTGTCCGATAAAGTCTTCAGTACCATCATGACTTGCACCTATGTACATAGGTTTTGTAGTTCCATAATTATTTGTATCTGTATAGTCACTTGATAACTTACTTCCATCTAAAAATAATCTTGTTACGCCACTTAATCTTGATACTGCAACATGATGCCATGTATTCACTACCACAGTACCGCCCGTAATTTGTGTTGTTCCGCCTACATTATAATTTAATGCACCTGATCCGTTTATTTCTAAAGTAGGTGCTGTATCACTATCAGAACCTCCTCTGAAATCAAATATTGTTCTGTTACCTGAAATGTTTGTACAGTAAATCCAACCTTCAAATGCAAAGTCACCTGTGCCGAATCCAAAGTCATCATTAGATGCTATTGAAAGATAATCATCTGTGCCGTCGAATAATACTGATCCTTGTCCAAACTTTTTAATTGCTGTATCTATTTGCACGTTACCGTTAGCAGTTACAGTTTTTCCAACCCTTGCACCTGCTTCAATTAAGTTTGCAATGTTACCTGTTAAGTAAACATACGCACCATCGACACTTGCAATACTTCCGTTTGCTCTTAAATTACCGCCTTCGTAATAAGAAAAACTTTGTCCTGCTGTAAAAGTTCCTGATACATCTCTAAGTTTTACCTTTGTTTTACCAGCACCATATAAACCTGTTGTTCCATTCTCTGCTAATATACCTTTGTCTGCGAAATATGTAAATGAATTTAACCATTCTATTCTAGTACCATTCTTAATATGTAAAGCAGTTTGGTTAGGAGTAATAAATGTTACTGCATGAAATAAACAACCTGCTTCTCTGCTTGAAGAGTTTACTACTGATCCATCTAAAAATGCACCACGACCTGCATCATTTTGATCAAATCCTCTAGGATCACTTGCAGAAGTGACTGAACCTTTAGTTAATATTGTTAAGTTTCTAAGATAAGGTGATCTAGAAGTAACAAGCATATTATTTGCAAACTTAAATGCGTAACCTGTGTCATTTGAAGAGTCATAATAAAAATCTGCTATTGTTAAATCTTCTAATGTTGACTCACCGTTTAAGTATATTGCATCATTTGTATTTGTTCCTGCTGTTGGAGTAATTTTTACTGATCTTAATCCTGTTCCTTTTACTGCAACGCCGGCTGGTATTGTTAAAGGAAATACTTCTTGATAAGTTCCTGGGTAAACGTAAACTGTATCACCAGCAGTTGCTACTGATAATGCTTTCGCAACTGTCAAATATGGATCTTGTGGGTGTGTTCCTGTTTTTGTATCATCACCATTTGCACCAACATAGTATAAATTACCAGGTGTGCTTACAAGATTAATACCTGAAAGTGTAATACTGTTTGAATTTAAAGTAGTTGTTGTAAGATTATTAATGTAACCATGCTTCCAACGTTTAGATGTTGTACCTATATCGTATGTGTTTGTTACATCTGGTATTAAATCACCGGCTATATCCGCATTAATTGTAAGTGTATCAGTGTCTGCATCACCAATTACAATGTTTCCATCAGCACTTATATTTCCTGTTGCGTGTAAATTACCTGTAATATTTGTATCACCAAAGAAATTAACAGTACCAGTACCTTGTGGTCTAAATTCTAAGTTTCCATTAGTGTTTGTTGCTTGGATTATATTACCGTCTAATGTAATATTATCTACTACAATCTTATTTTGATATACAACTGAGTTAGGTGTACCAATGTTCAAACTAGCCGCTGATGTGCTAATTGTATTTGTTGATCCATTGATTGTAATATTTCCTATTGGTAGATTAGGAGTTAAAATATCTAAATCTGTAATTCTTGCTGAACCGTTGACGTCTAATGGGTGTTGAGGAGTGGTAGTCTTAATACCTACTCGGCTATTACTTACATCTAGATATAATAGGTCTGTCTCAAAAGCCAGATCTACGCCATTACGCAATAGATTGGACTTTAAGAGTGGACCCGAAATACGACCAACTGCCACCTTATTCTCCTAACACGGGGATCATTAATGTCCCACTAACCTATCTTGACCTACCCAATCGCTGGTTAACCGCGGTTTGTCCTGCAACGGCTTGGTCGGCCATTGTTGCATTACTATTATTTATGTGATTTTGGTAAAGTAGTTAAGTAAGCAGTTCTTTTTAGCCTAGTAAAGTTGCCCACAAAAAGTTGATATCTTCTGCATATTCCTGTGTCACAGAAGCACCACCTCCAGCCGCTAATACCCATTGTGTACCGTTCCAAGTTTCTAAATATCCTTGGTCTTGATTCCAACGTGTAGTACCTTGCTCTGGTGTTCCAGGTCTGTTTGAGTTATCACCTGCTGGTACAACTAGTCCATATACATTGTCAAACTTCAAATAACTGTAAGCATCTGCAAGTCCAAATGTAAACGGAGTGTTTAGTTTGTTAGTAACAGTTTGTCCTTTAAATTCAACATCTTCAAATGGAATTCCACCTGTACCATTGGCAAATAAGTTAATATCTGCATCTGCTGTTGCTGATGTTATAGTATTTCCATCTAAACTAAACTTATTATCACTTGTAAACTTGTTTGTTTGTAGAATATGTTGATTCAATAGTGTATTTTGTTGGTTTGCAGTAACAAATCTAAACTGATTATCATTTAAATTAATATATGTGTCTCTATCTCCATCACGCATAGTTGGAAAATACACTGTACCGCCGTTGTTACCTTCAAATTCTCCTATATCTAAATTATATCTTAAATCTGCAACTTGGTTTTTACGTTGTACTGTACTACCTGTAGGCAATTCTATAGATCCATTAGCACTTATTGTAAATGATGTGTTTGCATTAAGTCTTAAATCAGTTGCATTTGTACTTGCTAGAGTATCGCCACTTGCTGTAATGTTATCAAACACAACTTTTCCTGTTCCTTGAGGATTAAGTTCTAAGTTTGCATTTGTTGATGTTTGTTCTATAACGTTATCATATATTCTAAAATCATCTACAAGTGTTTGTGATAGATTACTGTTCAACCAACGTTTAGTTGGACTACCTAAATTGTAAACCATATGCTGATTAGGTTTTATATCTTGTGCAAACGGAGTATTAAAGTCTATTGTATCACTAGGATCATTACCAAAGTTAATTAAAGATCCTGCTAAAGTTACATTTCCACCAGTAGTAATACTCGGTGCTGTTACATTTGTTTTTAAATTATGCTGTCCTGTTATAGAATTAAAAGTAATATCTCCATCAATACTAGAAACTGTATTAGGACTTTTTACTCTTATGTTACCAGTTTGGACTTTTGATCCATCTAAGAAGGTTTCCGCTGTACCTGTTGTAATTTTTAAACTAGTAAGTCCACCTGCAATAGAACTTGTATCAATACTTGTTGTTCCTTTTTCAAAATCAATAAAAAAGTCGTCGCCTACTCTAAAGTTTCCGCTTTGATCGACAGTTTGATAGTAAACATTTCCACTGTTTAATTCTATAATTTCATTTGCTTGATTAATTAATGTTTTATCATTAGTTGGTTCTTTACCTGCACCAACATAAGCCATATTATGTTGTATCAAATACATTAAACAATTGGCACCATCTGCCTTTGCTCCTATGTTTCCATATACACAGGCACTTCCAATGGATCTAACCTCTGCTCCTTTGATTAATACACTATCACTTCTCCATCTTCCTGGACCATTTAAAGCATACATTCCTGTATTTGCAAAATATGTAAAACAATTTAACCACTCAACTCTTACACCGTTAGTCATTGTTAGTGCATCAACACCAGGAGTAATAAATGTTGCCGCATGGAATAACATACTTGCTTCATTTGTATCATGATCACAAACTTCTCCGTCAACATATACACCTTTTCCTGCGTCTCCTTGTGCAAAACCTCTTGGATCACTTGCACTTGTAACACTTCCTTTTGTTATTACAGTTATATTCATTATATAAGGCGACCTTGACGTAACCTTTGCACCACTTCTAAAGCGGAATGCGTATCCTGTATTGTCTGTACTGTTATAATAAAAGTCTTTGATAGTTAAATCTGTTACAGTAGTTTCACCGTCTAGTAAAAAACAATCTTTATCATTTGTTGCTGTCGTAGGTTTGATTATACAGTTTCTTAAATCTCTACCTTTAATGGTTACATTTACTGGAATCTGTAAAGGAAATTGTTCTTCATATTCTCCAGGCTCAATATTAATAACTTGTCCTGCTGTTGCAATCGTTAATGCTTTTTTTAAAGTTCTAACGGCACCTTGTACTGTGTCTCCAACGTTTGTATCTAATCCATTTGTTGCAACATAAATGTTTCCTACACGTTTTGTTAAATCAATACCTTGATAAATTAAGTTTTCTGTAAAAACACTGTTGGTTGTTATTTCTTCTGCATACAAACTCATACGTTTTCCAGTTACACCTAGGTCATATGTATTTGTTACGTCCGGAACTAAATTACCAACTATGTCAGCATTAATTGTAAAGTTATCTTCATCACCTGTACCAGCAATAATAACACTACCATCGAATGTAATATTACCAGTTGCTTTTGTATCACCTGTTACAGTGACAGTTTTTCCTGCTGTTACAATTTCATTAGTTCCTATTCCATTTGGTCTAATATCAATATCACTATTTGTATTGTAAGTCGAAATTACATTGCCGTCTATTTTAATTTGATTAGTTGCTAATCCACCAACGACAATATCTGTTCCTGATTGTAAGTTTATAGAACCTGTTAAACTGTCTATACCTGTTGTGCTTAATGTTAAATTTCCTAAAACTACAGAATTGTTTATGAATAAATCTGGTTGTCCTGCTGTTGCATTTCTAAACTTTGCTGTACCATCAATGGTAAAGTCTCTTGGTCGAGTAACTGTCTTAATACCAATCTTACCGTCAGAATGACCAATATACAATAGATTAGTTTCTATTGCTAGATCAGTTTGTCTTTGTAAGTTGCTTTGTAAAAGCGGACCGGATATTCTTCCCAGACTCATAGTTAGTACTCCTTAACTATATTTATCGGAATCTTATGTCCAAGGACGACCAGTTTTTAGTGTACCTGTTGTGATTTTTTTTAATTTACTAGAGTCGTTATTGCTAGGTGTGTATAGTGTAGGCACTAAACCTTTTTTAAGTGTAGATCTTTTACCTGTTGCCGCACGTTTTTCTGCCGCAAGTTTTAATTTTGCTTCTTGACGCTGTCTTTTATATGTTAAGTGTGATATACCGTTGTCGGACATTATTTGTCAAAGTTGTGTAGGACCGTTACAGGCTTTCCTAATGGTACTGCTGTTGTAAAACTAATATAATAACCTGCGGCTTTACCTGCCGGGTTTTGTACAAGTGTATAGTTTGTTGTTGATAATTGAAAAACGTTCTCAACTAAAACAATTACGTTCTGTGCCGCATTAGGAACAGGAAAAGCACTATCGCCACTTGCTAATGGACCAAATACTGTTTCAGTACCGTCGCCATTACCTAAACTTTGTTGTGTTATTGTTGTAGGTTCTTGTAATCTAATTGGTTTCCAAACACCTGACTGATAAAACTCAACATAGTTTTCTTGTGTGTTGTATCTTATCTGTCCAACCTGAGCAGTGTTCGGTCTTTGTGCGTTACTTCCTCTTGGTATATTTAATGAGTTTGTAGACTCCATACGTACACCTTCATCGGCATCGAAATAAATTCCTTTGCCGTGTTGGATACCACGTATATTAGTAGTTTGAGCCTTCAAAAATTTCATCTTATACCTCTAAAAAACTAACTGTCGCTGACAAGTTTAACGGTGCTTGTGATACAGCAACAATGGAATCACCTGGACTTAGGACCATTTTCTCTGTGTCAAATGTAAATGTTTCTGCGCCAGTAACATTTATTTCTTTACAAACTTGGTTCACTGCACCAATACTTTGTCCTGAAGGTACAAAGTGTAAATCAAATTTACTGTCATTACTTCCAGTCGGATCTTCTGCCGCAGTATTACATACCATTAAAGTCAAAATAGCATACTGTTTTCCAGCAGGGACAACTACTACGTTTGTGTTAGTTGCTCCAATTAATGAATTCGCTAGTGCCATTTGTCCTCCTTAAAATAACATTCCGTAAAGCAATGATCTATTCCTACTAATAAGTTCATCGCGTTCACTATTACTATTTACATAATATATACCAGTATTACCACTACCTTCGGCTTTAGCATATATTTTTACCCCATCTGTTGGTGCCACTGGATCTATTGTATTATCGTCTAGTCCTGGTGTTGAGTTGATATGTATTGTATCATCTATTCTTACACTTCCAGTTCCTGGAGATTCTAAAACTAAATCACTATTACTTAGATATGAACTAATTGTAGAACCTTTGATCATTATGTCAAATAATTCTGTTCTTTCCTCAAAAAATGTTGCAGTACGTTGCCCGTTAATATCTACAAATGCTTGTGATATAGTACTGTCTTCACTTATATCAGTTACTTTAACCTGTGTATCACCGCTTGTAATTTGAGGACTTGAAAATCCTAAAAAGGCATTTTGAATTCTGTCAACTACAAATTTTCTGTTTGGAATGTCATCATCAAATTGTACTTGGTTTTCGTAGTTGGCTGTTCCGGAAACATTTATTACACCAGTACCTTGATTAATTAAATTTAAATTTGATCCACCTGTTGCAATGTGTGTAAGAAAAAATCCTACGTTATCATTATTTTGATCTTTAAATTTAAAAGCACCTTGCTTGATAGTTTGTGTTACAGGTTCATTGTATGTTATTGTTTCATCAAATACTAATACTGCATCTGGTAAAGTACCTCTGTCTATTCTTATACCAGAAGTTCCTAACCCTACACCTGCACCAGTTTCGCCTTTGTTTAAAGTTATGACATTATCTTTTATGTCTATGTCTGTAGAACTTACAAAAGTTGTTGCACCTTGTACTGTAAGGTCACCCGTAACAATAAATTGTCCTGATGCAACTCCAGTGTCCATAGTGATGGTACCACCTGGTTGAACAGTAACTTTATAATTTCCATTTGCTACGTTTACAAATTTTGACATTCTCTAAATTCCTAATTATACAATGTAGGGGATTGCTCCCCTACACTATAAACTTTATTATGACGCCTGTGCGTCTACAACAATACTTCCACTAGTTGCCGCCGCCTTAGTTGCAACACCGCCTGATGTATAAGCAGTGTAACCTGAACCGTCAACACCTGATAACTCAAATGTATTAGTTGCTACGTTGGCTAATGTAAATGCAGTTTCTACATTTAATTCAACCATACCAACAACACCTCTGATAGAGATCTTGTCGCCGTTACTAAAACCATGACCGGCTGATGTAACTACAACTGGATCTGCCGCTGTCGCTCCTGTGATTGTTTTTTCAATCGCAGTTGAGGCACCTGCTGAGTTACGTGACCATTTGTGTCTAGTCGCGCCTTCAAGTTGCATTTTTCTGTTGTACATTTTTGTAATTTGTTTTGTAACACCGTCACTGTCTGTAACGTTAATACAAAATTCACTAGCGCCTAAGCCGCCAATTGATTTGTTTACAAGTGTAACAACTTCTGTTTTACTTCCATCAGTAACTGTAAATTTGTTTGCTGATCTTTGATTTATAATATGTGACTCAGTAGTAATTTCGTTGCCTGCCGCGAACTTAACCGCAGTTACTTGGATTTTACCTGCTCCATCACCTATATGTTTTTTATTAATTGGTCTTCCCATTTTGTTTCTCCTTTTTTAGAGTCCGATGCAGGTTCTATCTGCTACGGGGTTTTGTCCCCATAAGTCCACCAAAATTATGTGGCACACTCTCATGACAAAAGTATTTATCCAATATGTAATAATGGATTAGGCTTGCGGACACTTACATTAATGAACTTACGAATGAAGTTAAAATTACCGCTTAATGCTTCAAAGAGGTCGCTGTGTAGGTGTTTACTGCACTGGGTATAACTTGTACTACCTATCTCTACAAAGTAACGTACAGACACCTTATTTTCGCAATATTCGGGGAATACACCTGTAAGGAATAGAGCACTATCTCCTAGTTCTTTTCCTTTCAAACGATTATTTTGGATTCCGAATAGTTCTTGAGCAAATGTTGTTTTGGGTAAAAAGTTTGGTTGGTCTATTTTATCAGCAAGGAGCATTACTACATAGGACTCAACCTCTAAAGGTAATTGATAACCTGTAGTCTCGGATGCCTCCTTGACAATGTCGTGAAAGGCCGATGTGTATTCGTCTTTCATACATATATTTATCTGGGGAAAATAACTTAAACACTACTTGGGAGGCCTTGCTGTGAACTCACCTCCAACTTTCGATAAGCAGATCACATCTGAATTTTGCAAGGTTTAGATATGATACCTACTTCCAACTACCTCCGCCTAAACCTAGCCACTTGGCCGCGTAAAAGACTTTAGTATGCATTAGGCCCCTGCCGAAGCCTTATTCTGCCACAAGTGCTAAGAGTTAATAACTCTCTTAGTTTGTGTTAAAGTTAATATTAATATAACATTGTTTGAAATAAAAAGCAACCAGAAAAGTGAAAAAGGTTTACCAAAATGTATATTTTGATTCAGTCATAAAAAAAGGGCGACATAAGCCGCCCTTTTAATAAGTTTACAAACTCTTATGAGAATGTTACGTTTGCTACACTAACTCTTGCTAGGTAGTCTGCCGCATTACCTAATGAAGAAGCAGTGTTGTTTAACTCAACATATCCGTATCTAGTCATGAAAGACACAACTGGTTCGAAAGATGATGGGTCAAGTACAACGCCACTTGACATTAATGGAATGTATGGACAGTAGAACGCCGCCGCATCTGCTTCTGAAGTACCTTTGTAACCTACAAGTACGTCAGTTGAGTCACTTGCGTAAGCATCAACGTACACTTTCATTGCACCATTTAAAGTACCTACTAATTTAGTATTAGTTGGTGCTTCGAACGTACCTTCAGTTGTTCTTGCGAACGCTGAAGTTGTTGCAGACTGAAGAACTGTTAACGTATGCGGTGATACCACTGCAAAGTTACCAGCACCACGTCTTGTACGTTGTGCAATTTTGTTTGCCGCTCTGTTTATCATAACAGCCAACGCCGCGTGTTCATCACCCACGAATGTTGCTGTACCTGATACTGCGTTTTGATCGTATTGAACGTCTGATTCAGCCGAACCAGCAAGTGTTCTTAAAGAATTAAGAACTTCTTGGTCGATTTCAGCAGTAATTTCTTGGGCTAATGCCGCCATAATTTCTGCTTCGATATCGATACCTTGCTGTGCTTGAGCATCCTGAGCCGCTTCAAAAGTCCAACGAGCACTCAATTTACGAGTTTTCGCTTCAACTGTTTGTTTCAAGATCTGAATGCTTAGACGCTTACCAGCAATACCTTCTAAGTTTGCTGTTGCATCTGCTTTATCAGTAGATCCGCCACCTGAGTAACCTAAACCAATTTGGAAAGGTGATAGTGCTTCTTCGCCTGCTGTTACGTCATCAAACGAGTCTGCATATCTTACTCTTAGTGTGTGGATTTGTCCAACTGGACCAGTCATTGGTTGTACACCTACGATTTCATTAGCGATAACCGTTGGCATAACACGTCTAATTACTGGTAGGATAACTCTGTTAAGAGTAGCAACGTTACCGGCGCTAGAGGCACCTGCAGTAGCCGCCTCTGCCAAATACTTTCTAGTATTTTCTAGAGTAGCGGACATCACAGACTTCTTATTGCCTGTTAGGCCTTCGAGCAACGCAACTTTTGTATCCTGCCATTTACTTTCTAAAAGTTCTGACATTATTTTCTCCTTAATTTAATCCTGCAAGTCTTCTAATATCTACAACATTATCAACTTTTGCAGAATTACTTGCACTCGAACTATTTTCTTCTTTATCGCCTGTTATTTCTTTTGCCTCGGTAAGTGTTGCCTTCTTTGCTACTGACTTGCCATCGATTACAGCAGTTATGTACTTGTCAAACGAACCTTTTAGTTTGTCTGTTGCTACTGATTCTAGTAAGTCTTGCATAATTTCTTTCTGTTCTTTGCTCAAAGGAGCAACTAGTTCAGAAATTGTCTCTTTTCTCTTTGCGGTTTCAACAGCATTTTTAATTTCAGCATCTTTGCTTTCAACTAATTTTGCTTTATTCTCAGCATTCGCTTTCGCTTCCGCAAGTTGTTTATCCTTCAAATCAACCACTTTAAGTAGTTTTGCAGTTTCGCTCTTCTCATTCATGTATGACTGATTGTACTCTTCTGCAAACGTCTCGAAAATCTTACGACCAAAGTCGTTTCTACGTGCTGTATCGATGTCTTCTTTCAATTGACTAATTTCATTGTTTAATGTCTTAGCAACTGTTTTCTCTACAACTTTAGCACCTTTTTCGATGAAGGATGTTTTTACTTTACTTAAATGTTCTTTGGCTTCACGAATTAATCTAACCTTCGTTTCTGCCAAATCTTTTTTGTCTTCGTGGAACTCAGCAATTTCTTTTGCAAGAGCATCGACTACAAATTCTTCAAGTTTGCCAAATTTACTTGCCATAACTTTTTGATCTTCATGTAGTTCAGAAACTTCTTTGCCTAACTGTTCCATTACAAAACCTTTAAGTAGGTCTGCGTTCTCACGCATTGCTACATGGTATTTTGCTCTGGCTTCAGCAAGTTTATTTCTATCTTCAGCAAATTCTGAAATTTCTGCTTGTAATTTTTCATCTAACATTTTTTCCACGGCTTCTACCATATTGGCTTTATCGTGTTCATATTTAGATGCAAACTCTTCACGTAATTCCGCTGTAATCTGCATTTGATTTTCTTTAACTTTGGCATTCCAAGCCTCTTCGATGTCATTCTTGATCTCTTCTGAAATTGCATTTGTTTCAAAAAGTGATTTTAAAGCGTCTAACATCTGGTTCTCCTTATTTCAAACCTTTAATAACTGTGATTAAAGATTCTTTGATGTACTTTTGTGCCTTTGAGTCGCCTTGGACTTCTTTTGCCAAGTTTAAAGCCTGATAGCCACCACGGCTATTTAATAAGTGTTCGTAAATAGGCGTTGGATACGCCCCTGGAGCACTTGGTTGTGCGACACAGTCAACAGTAATGATTTCAAAATCTGAAACCGTATTGCTTCCGTCTTCGCTAACATTCCCTGAACCTCTTGATGAGACTCCTAATTTAACTCCGCTTTCAAGCATTGTTTTAACTAGGATTCCCATCGGTGTAGGTAATATCTTCATCTTTCCATAACCATTTGGTCCATCTGTCCACATTTCTGTGATCATATGGCTTACACGGTCTAGGTTAATATTGAGTCCTTCTGGATGATCAACTTCGCCAAGAACTGAATATCCTCCGCTTATTTGATCATTGAGAGTGTTGACAGCCCTACTAATTTCGCTTACAGGATAAACACGTTGGTTTGCATTACGCACACCACCCTGAATACAAATTCCTTTTAAATAAAGGTCTTTGCCTCCCTTGTCGTTCTCAGTAGTTTCAACGACCATCTTCGCTTGGTCGAATGTCAAGTTCTCACGTAAGTTTAACACCACTAAAAGTCCTCTATACTAATTACGAACCGATAATACTTTTACTATCAGTTCCTGTTTCGCCACTGCCTTTTTTCTCAGCGCCGTGACCTTTGGAGTCTGCCTTCATAGACTTACTTGCTTTACCACCTGGAACATTCACGTTACCCATGTTGTCCTCTTTTGGTGCCATTGCAGATCCGCCTTTTTCTTCTGCAGAACCTTTTGCGATGTTAGAAGCAGTTCCACCCATATCGTTTTTACCCGCTACTGGTGATTTTGCTTTGTTATCTTCGCCTTTTGGCTCAGCAACTTTTTCTACATACTCACGCATTTGTTCTGTATTAGATTTTGCAGTTTCATCTTTCGACTCAACTGGCATTTCTTCAACTCCAAGTTCGGAAGTTGGCATTACTGCTTCATCTTCCTTTTCTTCGTCACCCATGTCATCCATTGGTGCTTCAGAATCTTCTTCGTCACCTTCTTCATCTTTGTCGCCCATCATTTTTTCAAATTCAGACTTAAGATCGTCTAGTGCATCTTCTAAATCAACGACTCTGTCTTCAATGTCTTCGTCGTCTTCACCTTTATCTTCGTCGCCTTCTTTGTCGTCGTCCATTGCATCTTCAACATCATTCATCATGTCATCTGCTGGATCGCCGCCCATTGCAGGTGCTTCAGGTGTAATTTCTTCAATACCTTCTTCAGTTTTTTCATCTTCATCAGTTGCTTCAGTAGTTTCTTCATCTTTATCTTCTGATGCTTCGTCTACTTTATCTTCATCTGCTGAATCATCTTTAGACGCTTCGTCAACTTCTTTGTCATCATCTTCTTTTGATGCTTCGTCAACTGCTTCGTCTTCTTTTTTCGCTTCATCAACGTCTAATTCTTTAACGTCGTCTGCTAATAAATTTTCGTAAATGTTTCTTGATTTTTCTACCACTATTTCGTGGAATAATTCCTCAGCACCTTTGCGGTCTTCGGAAACTAATTTTTCGAGCATTTCCTCGAATTTGTTTCTGTCTGCCATTGTAATACCTCCTATAAGTAAAATTTTTGGTAAGGCTGTCAGTAATATTTACATATAATGAAGAAAATACGCTGAATATAGGCTCAAAACACGTTATTTTGAAACCTTAATGTGATTTCGTGAACTGTTTACAGAAGTCTGTAACAGTCATATGGGTTATGTTACTAAAGTTTTTTAGACTTTTAGGACAAAAATCCTCCCCATCCTTAACTACTCTTATATATCTCGTTCTGTGATTTCTTTGGGCAATTATACCCGTTTGACGTTCCCAGTTGCCAAAATATGTCGCATTATCCTCGGGTCTTTTATAATTTAATGTGCCTGCATATAAGTTGTTTACTTTATCTTCATTTCCACCTGTGCCTGTAGTACCCCTAAAGTCAAAGCCTAAAATATATATTGTATCGTGTTTATGCCATGTTGCTAGATCTAATGCAGTAGGGCCACTGCTCCAACCCTTGCTAGGATCAAAAAAGTGTAAACCTTCTATGTCTTTGAAAGATTTATTAGGATTAGTCCATACTTGATGTTTCAATTGATAATTGCTTTGACAAATTTCAAGCACCATCTTGGCATCAACGGCAATTAAGTAATCGCTATCGAATGATCTATACAATGCATTGCAACCGTAGATTGCTCCGTGACTTCTTAATGGTTCTAATGGGATGTCTTTACGACTTGTTCCGTTTCCTAGCACGAATGCTATTGACATTTACTACACCTCGGCTGTATTAGCGGCAATTCCGTACATTTGTCTTACGAAATCTAAATCTTTCTCCTGCTCTTCTTTATGTAGTTCAGATGCCTGTCTTGCTTTATTGATTTGGCGTAGTGTAAGGCGTGTTTTACGTGTATCTGTTTTCTTCATGATACTATCGTCCATTGAAGCATCATAGGACTTATCTTCTATTGGCTCCAGTGATTCTTTATCAAAATAAAATAACTCTCTCAGTATCATATAATTATTTAGCCTTATTGCTGTGGAGTAGTGCCAGCGCCACCTACTGGTGTACCTGTCGCTGTATCCGGTGGAGTCGCTTCACCGCCTGCTACCGGATCTGGCTCTGCTTCTGGGTCAACATCTTCTGTACCACCTAAGTCGGCAGTAATGCCTGCACCACTTACACCAACGCCACGCATTTCACCTGCGGCATCAGTTGGAGGAGCAGATAAGTTTTCATCGTTCTCTTCTTTCCAGTAACGTTCATTCTCAGCAATCTCTTCTGCTGACATTCCTAAGAAACGTTTCATTGCATATCTATTACTTACAAATGGAATAGCCTGTATCTGTGTAAATGTACCAATACGTTGATTGTCTAATTCACTTTGTCTGTAACTTGCAAAGTTTTGAGGAGTTTGAAATTCTAAATCAAACATAGCAAAGTCTACGTTTGCACCTTTTTCCATCAAGTAACGTTTAAACTCTTGATCAAATTCTTCTGTAACTAGATTTTGTAAACGTTCGCAATACTTGTTGAATCTTAATTCTTGGATATATGCAGTACCTACTCTACCATCATTGAATTGACTTTGTCCTTCATCTTGTGCGGCACTTGGTAAGTATGAACTTGGAATACGTAAACCTCTAATTAGTTTATTAGTAAAGTATTTAAGATCATCAATCTCACCTAAGTTAGTACCACCTGGTAATGTTTCAACTTTAGATCCACGTCCTTCTGCTGTTTGCGGAAAGAAGTAATCTTCGTTTGTTGATAACGGATTGTATGCACTATCAATTACGTTTGTAGATCCACCTGATGCACTTGGAATACGTCTTTGGTGTATTTCTGTTTTTACACGTTCAACGAACTGCATAGCAAGGTGTGATGGCATATTACCTACATCAATATAAAACACTCTACGTTCTGGTGCTCTTTGTGTTCTGTAAATAATAATTGCATCTTCTAATAATTCTTTTTGTTTGTAAACTTTAAAAATACTTTCAAGTAATGAATTACCAAATGGGTAATTGTTATCTAAACCTTCACTTAAACTTAAATGTACAATATGATCTGCATCAACGGCAATCTCTCTTTGATCTGTTTGAAATCTACTGCCTGCTTGTGATTGTGCATTACCAACCATACCTCTAACACCACCTGTTAAGTAGCCATCGCCACCTCCAGTTACGTTGCCGTTAGTTGTATATGGTGTTGTTGCAACCTGTTCTCTAAAATTAAGGTTTACATCTCTTACTATATATTGTTCAGGTTTTTTACCTTCTGATTCGTTTACAATTATACGTGAAACTTTTGCTGGATCAACATGGAACCATTTTTTAGTTTCTGGATCTCTAATAAAGAAAGCATCACCATACTTAAATACGTTTCTTAATATACGGAACATCTTAGTTCCAAAGTTATTTAATTTACACCATTGCTGTAAGTATTTTTGTAATACTGTTATTTCTGAATTAGTTGCTTTTTGTTTAAAATTAATTTTAAACGAAGTTCTGTTTTGATCGTTCTCTTGTGAACAAAATTCTGCTAATATGTCTAATGCCGCATTTACTTCACTGTCGTTATCCATAACGTTATATTGTCCATAACGTTCAACGCGGTTTGGACTACCTACATATACATCTGGTAGATATGAAGAATAATTTGATCTTGCAGGTCCCGGCCCTTGGCCTCGTCCATTAATTGGACTATAACTTGTTCCTGCACCGTCTCCTTGTTCAACTGGTGTAAAATATCTTTTCCAACTCATCTACAATCCTTATGCACTCGAATACATATCCGACGTGTTACTTTTTGTTGTTCTCAGCAATGCACGAAGTAATTCATTTTGCTCTTGTAAGAGTGCTACTTGCATTCCACTTGCACCGCCATCAGTACTATTTACCGACTTACTTGCATCGGCCGATGCTTTACTGGCCTGCTCTTTTGATTTTTTCTCTGCTTCTTTGGATGCCTCCAGTGCCGCTGTTACAGTATCATCTGATACTTTGGCCGCTGTTTCTTCAGCATTATCTGGCACTTTCATCGCAGTTTTCTTGATACTTGGAGCATCTGGTGTATAGGCTTCTGAGACTTTTTGTTCTTGTTTGTCGTCATCTCCACCAAACCAATTTAAAGGATTAAGTTTGCTACCAAAACCTTTAATTGATTCCCAAAGACTTCCAAACCATTCTCCCATCCAACTAAACATACCTTTAATTGGTTCCCAAATGTATTCGTTACCTAATTCTAAAATCTTATCCATTCCAAATACTAATGCCAACCCTGCACCAATTGCCAAGAATGGACCTGTGAATATTCCAAGTGCAAGTGCTAACAGTCCTGTTAAAATACCTGCGATAATTTTTGTTCCTAATCCGTCAAACATACCAAAGAAGAAATCGCCTACATAAGTTTTTATATTTTTTACAATCTTATCAAACGTTCCTTTAGGATCTGCCATAAAGTCGTTTACAAATGCTGTAAAACTGTTTATGACTTCTTCTACATGAGGTTTTAATTTTTCCATCATTGCACTGACGTCTTCAGTCTTAGGCATTAAATTTCCAAGTGCATCAGCGGCCATTTTAAATATATCACTTTCTAAAAATGCTGAAAATAAATTACCTCTAATAGTTGCAAGGTTTTGTTCTACCTGTGCTAATGATGTTGTTACACCGTCTGATGCTTTTTGTTCTTCTTCAATTTTTTCACCGGATTTTTTAGTCAATGCTAATAGGTCTGAGTTACTACTTAAAATTTTGTATAATGCAGGATTAGTCTGTTCTAATGCTTGTAACTGTGCTTCGCTCATATTTCCAACATTCTTTTCGATAAGTGGAGCAAGTTCCATTAATCTGTTGTTAAGTTCGGCAGGATCAAGTTCACCTGATGCCATTTCTTGTGCAAGTTTAACAAACTCATCACCACCCATTGCCATTAACATCATACCTTCTTCAGTTTGTGCCGCACCGTCTGACAAGTCCTTAAATGCATCTGATAAGCCAGGAACTTTGGCATCCAAGAATGCTAGACTGTTCCTTAAGTTGTTTTGACCCTCAGTGTCTAATTTGCTGATCATTCTTCTCATTCTGGCATCGTCAGCCTGGCTGGCCCTAGCCGCTTCTGCCTCTTTACGTGTCATACCTGTTACTTTTGCTAACTTATCAATTTCCATTAAGTAGACACCTGCACCTTGTGTAAGTTGTGCATCACTCATTGTACGTAGTCTACCTGTTCTTGCCATCTCTTCGGTGTACGCAATAAGTCCTTCGTTTACACCTTCCATAGTAAAACCCATTCCTAAGAAGTTTTCTTCACTGGTTCTTAAACTTTTACTGATCCTACCAAAACGTTTGGCACCTTCTGTTACACTGCCTCCTAGCCTTGATAATTGTTGTGAATTTTGTGCAACTGTTTCAGCAAACATTCCTAATGGCATTTCTGCGTTAGCGGCCGCTCTAGCAATATTGAATATGTTATTGGAAAATCCAGCACCTGATTCTGATAAGTTTCTAAAATTATCTACCAATCCTTCTGCTAATCCAACTAAAGATCCTAGAGGTCCTCCTACAAGCGGTATAGCACTTGCTAGATCACTCATTCTGTTACCAGTGAACAGTAATGTTTCTCCAAAATCGTATGCTGATCCTAGCAAGTCGCCGGCAAATCCTAATAATCCTTTGGTTGCTTTTCTTAATCCGCCACCAAAATCATCAACTAAAGTTGTTGTGTTTGCAATACTTTTACTGAATTCACCAGTTTCTTTGTTGGCTTTCTTCATGTTTGGGCCTAATCCACCGGCTCCGCCGCCAGGACCACCAGCACCACCGCCGGATCCACCGCCACCAGTGCCGCCGCGACCTTTCAGTGCTTTTAAGATTTCCTGTAAAGTACTGTCTTCCGCCGCATTTTTGGCTATTACGTTACCAACTCCCGGAATGTCAACTTGTACTGCCATTAATTAAATACCCATATAATTAGACTCTATAAATACTAATGCTAATACACTTATTTAGCAGGAGAAAAAAGATGGATAATAAAAATGTACCACAGGCAGGAATACCGATTCAACCCTTGGGACAAAATCCGTTACAGAAACACTTTAGACAGCCAAAGATCTATCTGAAGTTGCCTAGTCAAGGACGTTGGTATCCCAATGGTGCGATTGATTTGCCTGAGAACGGAGAAATACCAATCTACTCTATGACGGCAAAAGATGAACTCACGTTCAAGACACCTGATGCACTTTTAAATGGTCAATCAGTTGTTGACGTGATTCAAAGTTGTGCGCCAAACATTAAAAATGCTTGGGCCGTACCGTCAGTGGATTTAGATTGTTTACTTGTCGCAATTAGAATGGCTACCTTTGGTGAAAAACTAGAAGTAAATGTAAACATACCAAACACTGAGATTCAGAAGGCCTACGAAGTAGATTGTAAGATGTTAATCGATAGATATATCAATGCAAAATTTCAAGACGTGATGCACATTGACGGATTTACCGTAACACTTAAACCTATTAGTTATAGAGTCTTTACACAGATGGCTATTAAAACATTTGAAGAACAAAGACTTTTATCAACAGTCAATAACGAAGACATTGATTCTGGTCAAAAACTAGAACGTTTTAACAAAAGTTTTCAAGTGTTAACCGACATTAATGTACAAATTATGAAAGATGCAATAGTTTCTATTAGATGGCAAAATGAAGAGGAAGTAACAAATCCTACACACATTGCCGAATTTATTGATAGTGCTGATGCAAAAGTTTTTAATGGAGTCAAGAAACATATTGACGAAAATAAAAAACAATTTCAAGTACAACCTATGCAGGTAAATGCCACTGACGAAGAAATTAAAGCAGGTGCACCTAAACAATTTGATGTGCCTATATCGTTCGACCAAGCAAATTTTTTCGCATAAGGATCTTAACGTGGCCAGTCAAGAAAATTCTTGATGAGGTAAGGTCCATGGAAGGCCAGTGTAAGGAACTGAAACATACAATCGGAAAAATAATCTGGTTTATGAGAGGAAGTGTAACCTTGACTGAAGCATACGAAATGGGTCCTGAAGATCGTGAGATTCTAACTAAAATAATTAACGATAATTTAGAAACAACTAAAAAGACAAAGATGCCTTTCTTTTAATATGGAAGAACTTATTTTAATAATTGTATTGATTTTACTATTTTAAGCAGACTTTTTAAACTCAATAGTATTTAGGTTAACCACTTTAGTTGGCAATGGATTACGTGACCCAACTGCTTCTTCAACTGATTTAAACCCATCCGCTTTTATAAGTTTTACCAAGCCTCTGTTAATCTCACTGATGTTCTGTGGACCATCAAATATCATTGTTGTGATCATGTGGCATAAGTTAGCACCTGACGTAATCTTTTCATAAGCATCTTTGGCATTGAATATTCCACCAACACCTATGATAGTCATCTTCCCTTCAGTTCTTCTATACACATGACGAACAACATCTGTTGATATACGTTGTAAAGGTAATCCACTCATTGCACCTTTGCCTTTTGGAAGTAATCCTTTTGTTGTTGGATACTCTTCTGGTCTGTGTTCTGAGTTGAATTCTGGTTTCGCAAGATTAGTACATACGAGGCCATCCATCTTGTGTTCAATACAAGCATCAACTATTGTGTCAATTTCAGGAATGCTCATATCAGCCGCAAGTTTCACATAGATAGGTTTTTTAGTTATGGGACGTATCTTTTCGTTCACCATCGTTAATAACATATCTAAGTTTTCCCTATGAACAAATGGTTCACCTTCTTGTGTGTTAGGACAACTAATATTAATTGTGTAATAATCACCTATATCTTTGAATAGTGTCATTGTCTTGCAGTAATCTTTTACAGCCGCTTGTAAATCAAAATTTGATGTTTGGTTAGTTAG